CCTTTCATTCAACCTGTATAAAATTTTCAAAGTTCACAAATTTCTGCTTGACTTTTTCTTTGCAGGCTTAATTCCATATGTCATCTGTATCCGCATTGCTTGGTTCATCTTTAGAATAGTAAGTGTTCATATCATTTTTATTTACAACATAAGTAAATAAATTAGGTGCATCGACCCATACATCATATGTGTCTGGGTTTGGAGGCATCTGTTGACCATACCAAATATTATCGGTATCTATATAATCAGGGTCTACAATTACTTCCAGTTTGTAAATATCGTTTACTTTCCGTATCCATACACAAACCATATCAGTGGAGTTAAATGCCATAGCATCCGAATAAAGGATGTAATGCCCAAGCCCATTTGGAACATCCAGCTTAAAGCGGGTTGTACCGTCTTCATAATGATAGGAGTTTACTATTATGGAATACTTTGTATTTCTGAGTTCCAATATGGTTGCTGTTTGGTTCAGGTACATGCCCCTTAGCTTCAATGTAAAATCCCCATCTATAACAAAACCTTTGTCATAATATATACCTTCATTGTCACCCCGTAAATCTATCATCCCATTCTCAAAACTGAATGATTTGTCACCATTATATTGTATTACCACTATATTGGTGTGGTATTTGATATAGCCATGTAGTGGGTCGTTCTCTGCATAGATAATGCTGTATTCTCCTGGCTGCCTATAATCTGTGTATACCTGAATATATCCAGTGTCAATTTCCACACCATTTACAGTCATGCCATGACAACGGAAATAGTATATGGTATGGTTATCAAGACCTTTATATTGGTATCTTATTTTTGTGCTGTCATACATGGTTTCGCTTTCCAACAATAGTGTTTTTGTTCCGTCATAAAGATAGAATTTAAAAGACTGAATATCCTCATAATCATCCTGTAAATAGTATATCTGTGCATCATAAAATGCTGAATGCAAAGTCTGCCCATTTTCCAATTCGTAAAAATAGAAGAGTGGTGTCTTTAAAGTTTGGAAATATAATTTATCAGATAATTCGCTTGCAGCATTATTCATGTCAAATGTTTGGAACTGTGCAATCCATTTTTTCCCATTTGTAAGAGTGCCAGCAGGGAGAATATGGGTATGTTGGAATGTGCTTATTTTCCTGTCATATATGACCTCCATCGTATCTGCATTATATATGATTAAGCGGTTTGCGTATGATTGATTGCCATTCCAGGAGAAACTGAGCGTTTTATTCATGGTTGCATCAAAAGGAGTTATTTTGTTTACTGCTGGTTTTGCCATTTATATCTTTATACCTCCTTTATTCAGTGTAATTTAATTATCATTTAACCCCACATATGTGCATGTCTTCCAGCCTTCCGCATGGAACCTTAACCCATACATACTGCCCGACCTTTAGAGCAGCATTGGGGATGGAGCATTTTACTTTCCGCTTAACCCCTCCGTCATCCATGATGGTGTATGTATTATCCCTATTTATAGCTTTAACTGCGGATGGAAAGGTTTTGTCATATTTATGTTCATGCGTTTTTATCAGAGAAGCAATTTCTTTTACGAGTATTTTTACTGCTTCAATATCTTTATTTAATATGTTGTCCATTTATTTTCCTCTTATCTATATTACAAAATAATAAAGCAAAGGTTTTATGTTTTCTATTGTGCTATTAATTTGTCGATTTCTGTTATGCATTTTTCAACTGCATTATTTTCTTGCTTTTGGATTTCTTCATATTCATGCTTTGAATAAAAATTTCCTTTAAAAAATATGCATTGAATGTTTTCACCATAAACTGTTTTATATTCAGATTTAGGTAATTCTATAATTCTCCTGTTTTTATTGCTTTTTTCAATCAATTCTATATAATTAGATGTATCCATATTAATTTCACCACCTTTTAGGGATTTGCTATGAATATACAATTTGACAAAGATATCAATTTATTTGGTAATTTAAATGATCTACAAATAATCAAAAAGCTTCCATCTTATAAAAAATATTATAAAGAAATTTTTATTCAATATATCGAAGAATTACATTTTGATATCCAATATATTGAATCAATTCACATTATACATAATAAACCATCATATGGAACCACGAAACACAATATGAAAGATGGTCAGATGTATTTTACCATTGAATTATCTGATGATATCATACCATATGTATCAAATATTCAAAATTCAACAGATACATTTAAAGCAAAGTCCATTGTTCAACATGAAATATGTCACTGTATCGAAATAAAGCAATTATATGATAGAAATGTCTTGAGAATAGAAAATCCACTTAATGAAAATTTTAAAATCAATACTACATATAATTTTCTATATAGTGAAGCAGTAAATATTTGGTCGGAATTTTTTGCTTGCTATAATAATTGCAAAATCAATGAGTGGCATGAATGCCCTAATGTAGAAGATGATATAATGCAATTAGACAAGTGGATACTCGCAACTAAATACCATCTAAACAATCATAATGATGTTAGATTATGCGAAGATATGCTTAAATTTCTACATACTTTTTGGTATCATATGGTTTCATTAATTGCAGTACACCTTCATAATAGCGAAGATATATTAATTAACGATTATAAAAACTCAAAATATAAATATATTCCACCATATTTTGAATATATTTATCAATATTTTAAAACAAATATCGAATATTATCCAACATGGCTTTCTGAAGATAATTATATCAATTTAGGAAAATCATTGTTAAAAGTGTTAGAAATTAATCAAATCACTTATTCAACCAATGGTCTATCCGATAATTTTATTTTTATATCAATTAAATAATATCCATATAATGCAACCGCACCCATATTACAGGGTGCGGTATAAATTACTTTTTATGCATTTCCTGAAGGAGCATGTTTGGCATACGCAGAACTATTTCCCTGGAAAGAGAATTTACGTCTTGTACTCCCTGTAGATTAATATCACCGATATTAACATTGATATCCCTCTTCATATAGCTGTTGTTGTTATTGATCGTCTCAAAAACCCTGTCTACAGACTCCGCCGCTTTAAGCATGGCGTTTGTCGGTATAAGGAATGCATCCCTGTTTTCCTTGAAATATGCATCAAACTTCTTCTTCATCCAGTACTGGGGGTCATCTGGGGCAAGTGGGATTAGGACATGCCCGTCTGGTGTAACAACCGTGCCTTCCGCATATGCATTGCCAAGTTTCTCACCTTCATTGTCCATTATCTTTTTTGTCTGTTCTTCATTGAAGATGACAGTTCCTTTCGGGAGATCGCTCATGGTAGGCTCTGTCGTAAGTTCTGTTTCCCCATCTGGGTATACAGTGAGTTCAGCCTGCCCATATTCGGAACGCAGAGCATTCTTTTCATCATGGGGGAGCCCTTTGTATTCTGTTCCGTTGGCAAATGCATCCCCAACTGTTCCTTCCGCATGAGACGGTATAGTATTCCCAGATACGGAACCACCGACAGAATGAAGGGAAGAGGATGCTGTTTTTGCCAGTGCATTTAATGCGCTTGCGGCAGCTTCACATTTCTCCTGTATGATTCTCGCCATTTCTGATACAAGTTCAATAATCTTGTCGCATACTGTCTGGATGGAGTTGTCGCCGTCCGTTGCAAAGTCGTTGAATGCCTTCAGCCAAGGGTCTTCCAGCCTTGCTGCGACTTCCTCGCCGCCTGTCTGCATAATGCCTATAATGCTGCCGCTATCCACGCCGGTTCCAGAGCCACCTTCTTTGCCCCCTTCCCCTTGGTTCCCTTTGCCTTCTTTATTATCCCCATTGCCCCCGCCTACTCCAATTATTTCGGCAAGGCGTGCCTGAAGCGACTCCCATGCGGGAAGGTATTCGTCATTGATGACAGACATCTGGTTTTTAAAGTGGCTATTCCCTTTGCCCAATGCTGTTTCAAGCTTGCCCATTTGCTCGTCAATGGATGCAACCGCTTCAGATATGGCGGACGCAAGCCCCATGAACCCGGTACCTGCCGACCCTTCCATACCATCCACACCAGGCATTGCGGCACCGTCTGTGCTGGGCACAGATGCAGAGCCGATGATGGAAGAGAAGTCTATGGTTTTAAATTCGTTACATTTTGAAGCAATTTCACCGAATGCCTGTGCAATATCCCTTAGCTTCTGTGCATACCCTTCATCGCCGATTTCAGGGAATTTAATGTTGTTTAACAATTCAGTAAGTCCGGAGATCAGGGTCTTCAGGTTACCAAGCTCTTCGTTCAGTGGGGTTATGCTTTGGGATGTGCTGCTAACGCTTTCCTGGATTTTCCCTACAGCAGTAGATGCTTCGCCTGCACTTGTGGAGAGGGCGTTTACGGATTCGCCTATGCCGTCAACGCTGGATTCCAGCCCCTCCAATGCCACATCCCCAAGCCCTTCAAACGCGCCTTTCGTTGCATCAAGGTAGCTTATGGACTGTGTGCTGATCCCAGACAGTCTTGACAGCTGGTCAAGGACGCCATCGTTCCCACGGCTCATATCAGCAAGGATGCCGATATATGCCGTCTTCAATTTTTCAAATTCCTCTTGTGAGCCATTCAGCAAAGCATCCATGTTAATACCAAGTTCAGCAAGGGTCGATTCTAGTTGTGCATTTTCGAGAAGGTCTGTTAGCCCCTCAAACTGTACCTTATAATCCTCCATGCCTTTTATCATGGAATCATAATGCAATTCTGTCTGTTTGATGAGGTTGTCATAGTATTTGTTGACCTGTTCCGCCTCTTTTTCCAGCAGTTCGATCCGCTCCTGGAGGATGCCTTTCTCGTCTTCCAGTAGGTCGATTTCCTTTTCGATTTTGGAGACATCGATTTCCAGCTTCGCGTCCTCGACTTCCTGTTTTGCATCGCGTACCCCCGACGTATCGGCTTCGTACCCCATCTGCCCGCCCTTATAGACGTTTGCAGTCTTCTGGTTCTGCATACGCTGCAAGTTGTATTCTTTTCCCTGCAAATCAATGGCACGCTTGCGTTCGGAATTGGCATCCTGCATTGCCTTGATTTCTTTTTCCTTGGCATCTATCTGCTTCTCGATGCCCTCTATCTCGTTTTCATACTGTTCCTTTTGTGCTTCTATAGCTTCTAGCCTGGCATCGCGCTCCGCTTCAAGCGCAGACACGGCAGCATCCTTTTCATCATTTAATGCATCAATACGCTTGCCGACCTGCTTCGTGATGTAGCTGAATGCTGATTCATAGAGGGATTTCATGCCATCAAGGTATTGGTGTTCGTATTTCTCGTATTCCTTTAGGTATTTCTCCTTGTCGCGGAAATACTTGAGATAGAGCCTGCGGAGGGCATCCAAGTATTGTTTTTCCGTGATTTTTCCGCGGTCTTTTAAATCATCGAGGTCTTTTAGTTCCTTCTCAAATGATTCGAGATAGGCATCTGCAGCTTCCTTGCCGGCGGATTTTGCCGCTTTGGAACCACCTCCCATAAATCCTGAGAAATCACCACTAAAGTTATTTAGTAAGGCATTCCATACTTCGTTGTTTTTGTCTAATACCCCTTGTATTTCTTCTTCTGAAACTCCGGCTTCTTCTGCTTTCGCAACAGCATTAGAAATAGCAGCAGACGTATTGCGGTTAATAGCGGCAGTTTCAGCATCGAGTTTTTCAACAGCATTGTTAGATGCAGATGCATTATTGTTTGTTGCTTCTTCTGCTTTCTGTTTAGCAAGTTCCTCTATCTCCGCTGCGGCGGCATTGCTCAGCTTCGCTTTGAGTTCCATTAATTGAACCGCTACCAGATTTTCATAAGCTGCTTGATTAATGGCAAGCTGCCCATTCTCAACTTCCAACATAGAAATCAGGTTTTCATCCGCTGTAAGCAATGATTGAAGGCTATCAAGGCTTATGTATCCTGTTTCATTATATGATTCTATGACGCTTGTTAATGTCTGGTAAGATGATTGCAGATTATCAATCTGTGCATTCATTCCTGCAAATTCTGCTTCTACCTCGTATGCTTGCTGAATCATGTCTGAAAGCATTTTTTCAAAATCACTGTTTATATCAATTCCTGCACCAGATAAAATGCTATTCGCATACTTCCTAGAAACGCACTGTATTGCATCCCCTAACACTTCCAATGAATCTGCTTGGTTATTGATAAAATCCCAATTAAGTTCACCGTTCATATCTGATACTGCTTGGTTTATAGTCTGGATGGAGCTTAATAGTTCCGATGAGGAATAATTCCCTGATAAGAGGGTAGTGTATGCGTCCGATGCTGATTTGATTGATGCCTGGAACTTGTCTAAGGATTCCTGAGAAGAGTCAAGTTTACTTGAAAATGTAACAGGTTCTTCAATTTTTGTACCAGAATTAAGTTTCTCTTGGATATTTGCAATCCAGTCTTGTACAGTCCATAATTCGGTTTCACCATTCACATATTTTGCTTTTATAGATGCAAAGACTTCTAACGCATCATTTTCATATAATCCTAACTCCTTTAACTGCTTGTCTAATTCTATAGCCCAAGGAGCATGACTGCCTTCCTCAAACCCCATTGCATCCTGCATTTGCCGCTTCAATTCATCGTATTTGATGGCATCTGGGTTTGCAAGGTTCATGATGTACTGATAAAGTTCCTGTGCTGATATGCCAGCCTCATCTAAATACTGTTTTAATTCTGGAAATTTGGATGTAATAAGTCCAACAGAAAGCGAACCTTCTTTCCCTAGTTCTAACAGTTCATCTTTTGCATTTTTGAAATCAACTTTATCAAGGGTCGCAGAAATGATATTTTCATGTGATTTTGCTGTGCCGTTCATCAACTCATCATATGACTGATATATCAAACCAAGGCGTTCCAAAATCCCATCGTCTATGCCTTCCACCAAAGAATCATCCGTTTCCATAAAATCAGCAATGGATGATTCCACAAATTCTTGGTAATTGGACAATTCCGTTTCCATGCGGTTTATATTGCTTTTAAGGTTTAGCCAATCAGAATTATTCTTGTAATTGGGATCTGTATCTTCAATTTCCTCCAACTGTTTCTGCAAATCCTTAAGCGACTGTTTCATCTCTGGGATTTTCGCCAGTTTATTTTCAACAGCATCAATGAGAGAGTAGTTGTTTGAATCGGATACGTACATCCGACCATTTTCGCCAGTGGAATATTCCACATGGTTTGTTTTGGTATTGAAATATTTTACTGCTTTATCATTGGCTTCCTTGCCCTGTGTTTTTGCAAGTTCTTCCTTAATTCGTAATTCTCGTTCAAGCTCTTCATTTGCTTCTTTGAGTTTTGCTAATTCTTCTGATTCTACAAGGGATAAGTTTTCTTTTGCATTAAGTTCATCAATCCTGTTCTGCGTCGTCTGGAGAGATGAGTTAATCTGTTCGATTTCTGACTTTGTCTGGTCAAGAGCTTCTTTTGCCTTTTCTGTAGCTTCTTTTGCACGGTTTCCTGCATTCTCAAACCATTTGGACAGTTTGATTACACCAGTGGTAATTAGCCCCAGTATGCTTGCCATTGCGATCAGTGGATGCGCCAGCATTGATGCTTTTAATTTTTGGCTAGCTACTTTAAGCAAGTTGGTTACTTTTAGGTTTGCTTTTTTGGCTACTGTGTTTGCATTTGTGGCAGTAGTATCGGCTTCTGTACCTCCGATTGATAACCATTGCTTTGCAAGTGCGTCTTCTTCTGAAAGTGTTTGATTTTTAGTTGCTGCGGTGTTGGCAATAGTAGCTGTAGTATTCTCGGTTATTACAGTTGTTTCTCCAAGAAGTAATTCTAGTTTTGTTCTTTCAGCTACAGATAATTTTGAAGAACTTATCACTAATTTTTGTTGTTCATTATTCAATCCACTAATAATTTTTTGTACTTTATCTAAATCATTGCTATATTTATTAATGTCTGATACAATATAAGACAAATCTCGTATCTTTTTTAGTGACTGGCAAAATACCTGTGGTGGGAGGTATTATCTATGATTTGTCCAAAATGTAATCAAAATAAATTTGAAGATTTTGAAGTTAAAGGTGCAAAATTTAAAATATGTACAAAGTGTGGTGCTGCAATCCAAATTCAACAATCAAAAGAATATGACATTTTTTGCAGAAAACAACAAATAATAAGAAAACAAAACAATAGCAGTGGTAATAATAAACCAACAGTCGAATGCCCATATTGCTATTCGACTAATACAAAAAAGATAACTAATACATCTAAGGCTATTCATACAGCTATATTTGGAATTTTTAGTATGGGTAGGAATAGTAAACAATGGCATTGTAATAATTGCAATTCAGATTTTTAGGTTTGATTTATTACATCATTTCAATATTGATATAATATATGATTTTATAAACAAACAGGAACTGAATTTTTCTTTCAGTTCCTTGTTTAATATAAATTAAATTATGACATATATTTTACAAAGTATTCCCAATCATTTCTTAATGCTTCCTTTTTCTTTGATTTGATAAGCATATCTAATAATTCAGAATCTATTTCTCTATTTTTGGTCATGGTAGAATAATCAATACCATTCATTTTAAAATTTTCTCCATAATCTTCTATTATTTCACAAAATTTATTAAAAATTTCACTATAAACCTCTTTTGAACTGAAAAGATATGATAATTTATTATTAACTTTATCTGTATCAAATTTATTTTCATTTGATAGTTTAATAAATCTTCCAATAAAATCCATCATATAATAAGGAATTGGGTAACGTTCAGTTCTTGCAATTTTCGTGCCACCAGCATCACTATATGTAAGGAATAAATTAATCATAGAATCTGTTGAAAAATAATCCCTAATTTTTTTGGAAAAGTTCATATAATATTTTACTGAATGTTCATTTAAAGCAGAAGAACCACATTTATACGCTGTATAACCATCAAAATAAAATGCCATAAGTGATTTTAGCATTTTATCCAATTCAATAAATAAATCAGTTGATTTATTTGCTTCTTTATTAAATACATATAAAATATCCTTTGATAAAATTTTTGATTTTTCAAAAAGTTCATTATCAATTTCAAATTTATGCTTATCGCTTTGTTTCACAATTAGATAAAATCCTCTTTTTAAGAAATCTTCTTGTAAATTCATAAAGTAATCATCTTTGCTTACAAAATCTTTTGCGGAGATACTTGTTTGAGTATTTGTATAACGAACAATATTTTCATAAATTCTCTTTTCAGTTTCACTTGTTTTATTTACTTTAAAAATTTTAAGTAAAATAGAACAATGTTTGTATGCATTAACTACTTCTTTTATTTCTCTTTCTTCTGAAAATCCTTCTATAGCATTAAATATTGTATTAACAGTTTGACAACCATTTACTATCTGAGGTTGAATTACCCTTAAATAAGATTTTTTACCATTTGATTGTGGTTTATAAAAATTATCACAAATCATAGTAATTCCATTATTATAATAAAAGAAACGATTACGTTCTACATCATCTAACAATGTATTTAATATATCTTTATTAGTTTTTCCTCTTTTTCCTTTAATCCCTAAATATTCTCGAATATTTTTATCAAATAAATCATATTGATGAAAATGGCTCTCTTCTAACATTTTATATATATCATAAACATTAACAGCAACATAAGCAGTATCTACATTATTTTCTTTATCGTGCTGTTCAGAACTTTGTTCAATCAAATCTTTTCTGGAAATTCTAATATCATATTCAAAATGTATTGTGTTATTAAATCTGTTCCCTTTATATAATTCTTCCAATTTATTTATATCTATTAACTTTGTCTCAACAGTAAAAACATAATTATATGTGTTATTGTCAAATAATGATAAAATATCTTTTGAAATATTGCCAAAAGGCTTAGTGGTATAACAGTAAAGATAAACAGTGAAATCAGGATCATTTCTTAAATTGTTAAATATTTCTTGTAGTGAGTTGGAGCGAGTGTATGCATTATTTATAAGGGAAATCAATGGTGTTGTAAGAAAATCAGCCATTTGTTCTCTTTTAAGGTTGGATTGATCAGAATAATAACAATTTTGAATTATATATAATTCTTTAGCATCTTCAAAATAGGCAAAACAATCAATTCCCTTATCCTTATATTCTGTAATATAATCTGGAATATCTTCTATATCAATATGATACAAATAATTTAGTATCCAATAATTAAAAGCATACCAATCACTTTCAAGTTTGCGATCATTAATTATCCATGTTTGTCTAAGTGATTGTAAATCTTCTTTAATCTGCTCTAAAAATTTGTTTCCCATAAGTGTATCCTCATCCATAATTATTTGACAAAATATAACATTTAAAATTATTATACTATAATATATAAATTAACACTATACAGAACGTTTGTTTTGAATAATTAAATTTGAAATGTTACAATGATATAATAATACCAAATATATGTAAGGAGATAAATTATGAGAATTACATACAATAAACCATGTAAAATATGTGGATCAACAGATCAGATTTTTTTTGATGATGAAGATAGAAAATCTATATTTTGTAATAACTGCAATCATTACGAAGATATCTATGTTAGTGACGAACTTAAACAATATTGGGAAGAACAAGCAAAAGCGGAAGAGCAGGTAAAATTACAGCAAGCTAAATTTATCCCCAAATGTCCAATATGTCAATCAACTAACATCAAAAGAGTATCAGGTACATCCAAGGCTATTTCAGTAGCATTGTTTGGATTACTTTCTCAAAAAGTAAAGAAACAATTTCATTGTAATAATTGCGGATATATGTGGTAGGTTTTGATTATCACATTCTTTCAAAATCAATAGAAGAGTAGTAGTAATGAAAAAGACACCTCAACAATAAGGTGTCTTTTTATACTAATATATCATGTCCTCCGCTTTTATCGCGTGACGATAATTCTTTACCAGTATAAGAAATTTCTTTTTGATGTTTTCCTCGATGATCACACAGCTCAAAACAACCTGATTCAAAATCAGCAGATATGTAATGTTTTTTATTGTAAGTATATATTTTTCTTTTGTGTTTGTCATTGTTATTTTTTGATGTTACATTTTGATCATACGAATATCTATTTCGTAAAGCGACCTCTCTTGTAACTCTCCAGAAAACACTAATTTCATCATCCACCTTTTTCATTTCATTTTGTAATTCTAAAAAATAGTCACAAAGTTCAGAAAAAGGTAGCGGATTATGCAACTTAGGTGTTTCTATTCCATCTTTTAAGTAATTACCATTTTCTATCAATTCTGTTATTTTTGAATCTACTTCACCAGAAATATTTCTTACAACAAATAACTGATTTATTGTTATTATTTTAGATTTGTGGTTATCTCTTGATAAACATAATAGGCATTGAATATTATTTGTTATAATGTGATTTAAAACAGTAGAAAAATACTGATTCAATTCATCATTCGTTGAAAATTTATAATCATCTGGGAATGAAAAAAAACCATTATCTAAATTCTCAATATTATTGGGATAATCTAAGTTTTGCCATAATCTTTTAATTATTTTTTGTTTTAATTCGCCTTGCTCCTTTTTGGGGCTAAAAGGTTCCCTGTTTAACCTTTGAAGAATTTTAATAAAATATTTTGAAGAAATATAATTTATATTAAAATATTTCTCAATAATAGAGGTAATCTTATCCCAATATTGTAAATTTAATTCTTTTTCTATATCATCGACAAACCAATAGATTAATGGATCTAATAATATTTTCATGAACTCTCCAACATATTTGATAAACCAGTATCTACAATATCTGTTATTTCGGAATCATATTGGGTAAAAAAGAATTTGCTCTTATCTTTTTCAGTTCCCTTATATTTATCTATCTTCTTTAAGCGTACACTAGAACAATGTGTTTCCTCGTCCTTTTCTACAATATAAATTTTGATAATATCATTTAATTCCTCATAGTTTTGCATGACTCGATGAATGATTCTATTAACAAAATGGTCGCTATGTGTCTCAACAATAACATTTTTTTCATTTTTCGCAAGAGCAATAAGAAAATCTGCCATTTGTAATTGCATCTCTGGGTGAAGATGTATTTCAGGTTGTTCAAGCAATAAAGATTGATCTTTGGTCATATATAAGCCTTGAACAATTATTGGAAGTGCCTGTCCCACTCCAAACCCAACATCAACTATATTATGATCATTAATATTAAGAGAAATAAGACCATTCATGCCACTTTCCAAAGAAAGGTTGCCTAGCTCTAAATATTTCATCCACTGCTGAACCAAATTACTAAAATATGTTTTCCGAATACCCCATTTTATATATTTTTTATTATTTTTTTGTATTTCAAATGGAGGAATACAATCTGTTTTTAAACTATTATACTCCTTGGCTAATAACATAGGTGTTTTTTCTCCAGATATCCCGACCGAGTCAATATTGCCATTCAAACTATATCTTCTAACAGGCTGTTCTCTTAATGGTGCAATAAAGTTAATACCATCTGTTTGAAAAGCAACAATTTTAAATATAGATAATAAATTTGGAAGAAGATTGATAGCATCCTTTTTCATGTTTTCAGCATATATATTTTTAATTTGTAAGCCAGAAAAATAACATATACAAGGATAATTCACAAGTATAGTCGGAATAGTACCTTTCGTTGAAGGAATCCCATTCACACTTAAAGCCCAACCAGCATTTTTCAAATGTTCATTCTTTGTGATATATATATAATGTATCATATCATCAATGGATTGCTGATTTACATCTAATAATTCCAATTCAATGTTATAAGACCGAATAATATTACTTTCTATATAAAACTCAAATGATGAATCTGATTCCAAAGGACGCTCAACAGTTATTTCAACCATCAATTTAAAGAATTTAACTTTTTTAATATCTTTAAATTGGTAAAAAACTCTTTTTAATTCTTTAAAAGAAACAATGTCTTGTCTTTTGACTAAATTTTTTCCTTGTTCATCAGATGTGTCCTGTATTAAATAAGTGTTTGTTATTTTGAAAGAATCATCTTTTTTAATATCATTTTTATTTATGTGATATATAATATCATCAAATGAACCATTATCTACATAATCACCAGAAAATAATAAAGAATGGGAAGATGACTCATTCTCATAGCTCTGTTTCAACATCAACAAACTCTTCAAAATAGAACTTTTTCCACTACTATTAACCCCACACAGAACTGTGAGAGGAGCAATCTCTATATCTGTTCTTTCCTTAAAACACTTATAATTCTCCAAACTAATCGACTTCAGCATCCCCATATCCTCCGTTACCTCCTTAATTCTACCATTATTTACCAATTACAACAATAGGAACGTGTGTTTATATAGTCAAAAACATAATATCAAATAAATTGACTTATCTAATAGTATATCAAATGAATTGTATATGTCAATAACTAGTTCAAATAATATGGACTTCCTTGTTATTATTCAGTATAATAATAGTATTCCCTATATGGAGGAACTTAGAATGACTTTTGGAAAAGTATTGCATTTACTGAGAAAACAGGGAGATTTAAAACAAGAAGATATTGCTCACAAAATAGGTGTTCAAAAAAATACCATATCTAATTATGAAAATAATGTTAGTAAACCCCACTATGAACAATTAGTCAAGCTATGTAATTTGTTCAAAGTTGACCCCAATTACCTTATGCAAGATGACGTTACAACAATCAAGACCCCCCAGTTAAATCCTGTAGACCAATACATCATTGACCATTATAAATCCCTTACTCCTCATGACAAGGAGATAGTGGATCATATATTCAATATGAAACATGAAGTAATTGATCCAATCATTAAGTATGAAAGCATAGTGACTGATGATGTAGTATATTTTCCTTTAGTAGAGCAAAAAGCATCTGCTGGAATAGGGGATCCTACACATCAATGGAGTAACGATACAGATAAGGTAGCCTTTCCTTTAAATGAAGTACCAGAAGGAATAACTCATGCAATTATTATAGATGGCTACAGTATGGAACCAACGTTTTTTAATGGACAGATAGTATTCATAAATGCTGAAAAAGATTGTAATGATGGTGACTTTGGTATTTTTCAAGTAATAACTCCTGAAAAGACAGACATATACTGCAAGCAGCTTAAATATGATGATTACGGTCGTAGATATTTACATTCTGTTAGTAATAGAGCAGATGATCCTGAGTTTATTGAAAATGAAGAAACTATTTTGCAGTGTATCGGTAAGATTATTTCAAAATAAATGGGTTCACTGTATTAAATGTGGTAATTATTTTTAAACCGTAATATTGCCTAAAACTTTTTCTTTAAACAGTTTGACAATATGATAGCATTCATCATTACTCACATCGTTTGAGTAGAGTGTGCGAACAAGCATATCGACAATATAATTTTCTTTGTATTGTTGATCCATAGTTTTACCGACAACATCATTTTCATTCATCTGGAACATTTTATCACCTACTTTCTGAAAGGAGATTATTATGAAACTTAATCCCGACTGTATTCGTGATGTACTATTATATTTGGAAGAAAATTTATCCTATAATCATGAAACAGAAGGCTCAATCGAACATAACACTATCACCATGCATAAGATTTCTAAAGATTTACATAATGAAAAAGGTTACGAGATTGATGATATAAACTATTCTGTGGAAAAACTGTTGGAAATAAGATATATAATTCCTGCTACGGAATTGAGAGGTCATAATAAAAGTATTTTATATTGTCCCATATCTGATATATCTTATAATGGACATATGTTTCTGGGGACAATAAGACCAAAATCTATTTGGGAAGCAACAAAATCTAAATCAAAACAAATTGGTGGAATGTCTATACATAGTTTAAGCATGATTGCATCTGCAATAATGCAAGGTCTGGCAAGCAATCCAGATTTTATACAGAGTATTGTTGATAAAATAAAGTGATGATTTAATGAAAGAGGGATAAATTTATTTATTATCAGATAATATTTCTTATATAAAGTTTTCATCCAAAAATGATAACTGTACAATAAAGTTTTCATCAAAATTTTTATAAATAAATTGAATAGACGGATAATCAATTAAATCATATAAAATTTCCTCCCATCTTTTTTCAGCACTGAAAATTGTTGGTTGATTCATATTTACAATATTTCCTTTCTTTGGAGGCTATATATTTACTTTAGAAGAAATAAGCGAAGAGCGAATCAATTTTCAAAACTATACATCATACAATATCCCTATTATTCGAGATATTATTATTGAAGATACAAATAATTTTAATAAAAAACTATTCAATAATTTGGCAGCAAAGACGGTTGTTTTTGTTGTTCTTGGCGTTATTGAAGATGAAAAAATTTATACCTGTAAAATAAAGTGGAGAATAATTTATGAATAGCATAATAAAAACAATATCTGACATACTTCCAGAAGAGTATTATGTAACATCAGAACAATATAAAACAATCAAAAATAAGAAAATAAATGTTCCATCTATTATATTTTATAGATATGTGGTAAAATTATCCTATTATAAATATATGAAAAGAGGTAATTCAATATGCAGTTTACAACAGATACGTTTAAACAGATATTACAAACTATAGAAAGCAAATTAAAGTTTTCTGTAGAAGATATTAATGCACCACAAGGTTTTGATTTAATTTGCTCAATTACTGTAGAAGATGTAATTAACACTATTTCAATCAAGCAAACCGAAGAAATTAGATATTGTTTGGCTGTATTGGAACAAATTGATTACATAAATATATCAAGTGGTGTAATAAATAGTATTACACCACAAGGATATAAATGCATTTGCGAAGTATTACACGGGGTTGATTTTAAATACTAATTATTTAGTATGATTTGTAACTGGCATTTCACGTTCAAACTGTTTAAGAATGTTATTAAATAAGTACCTTGTCTGAGAAATTGTAAATTGATTTTCGGACAAGGTACTTATAATATCTTTTTCAATTCTGTAGAAACTATTGTATTCTTCTGTTCTTGGAAAATCTTCTGGTAAAATTTTTTCTTTAATTATTTCTTCGTACATATAAATGTCTCCTTTACTGCTTTTAGTTGTGTATTATAGTGGGATTTATAAATACACAAAAAGAGCCTGACTATTCAATAATCAGACTCTTTTATATTATTTGTTTTTTCTGATTTCTATATTGCTTTCATAAGCCCTTTCCAGTAATCAAGACGACCTCTGACATTCTCTTGAGCAGAAGTGCCACTCTGAACATACTGCTTATATTCTTCATTTGAATCATATCCATTCAAGAACTCATCCACAATTTCGACTAATTTAGAAAATGATTTCTTATCTTTCTTAACTCTGTAACCACAGTATAACAGCATTGGGATAGAAGTTACAGGAATCTTAATTTCTTCAAAAGACTCATCAAATGAATCCAAAGCATCTAAAAGAACACTTACTTTTTCTAAACTCTTATCTGCATAATCCATTACAAAAACATCAATATCTTTGTTTCTAAATGAAGTAAATTCATTTTCATTATTAGTGCAAATAAGCATCAATGCCTGTATGATCAAATCTCTATCAGTTCCATTTTTACGCTGGGTAGGTGTAATCAATTTACCCATGAAAGGATGTGTAGCAAGAGAGTAAACCGCATCGCTAACCGCATCGCTTTCATGAACGATTCTCAATAACTTTCCAGATAAAGGTTTTCCGGCATTCTGCCTTCTGAACATCTCCTTTACTTCATCATCAGTATAATCAGACAATGTGCAAAATTCTAAGCTACACGCAAGAAGAGTAGACTGTACTTCCTCATCAAGTTTTTTGAATTTCTTTCCTGCGATTTCATATTCCTTAGATACAGTTTCTCCGTCTTCCTTAATCTGGATAGTGATATTAGGAGTGTCTTTGCTTAATGAAAATTCGTTGTTTATATAGCTGATGCATGTTGATGTTCTCTGTGAACCGTCAAGAGTGTATAAAGTCCCGTTTTCATCAACTATATAAATCGGATTTACAGGGATGCCAGAAAGCAAGCTATGAATCAATAAAGACTTCATTTTTGGGCTCCATTGCCCTATTGGGCGTTGAAGCTTATGTGAAAAAGAAATATTCCCCTTTTTGTGTTGATTGGTAATCCACTGCAAAGTACGTTCTTTACTGGACGTCTTCATTTTTCTACCTCCGAAAATATTTAAATTTTTGATATTTTCAGCGTAGCATATTGGTAAATAAATGTAAATAATTTATTGCTTTTTTTGTTAAAAATCAATTGTAATCTATCGACAGAATTATTCTATTTATTTTTTTTATAAAAGAAAATAACTGCCAAGTAGAAATGACAGTTATTTTCACGAAGGAGAATATTGTTACAATTCAACAATATAAATAAATTGTAACATAATTAAATTTAAAAGTAAATGTTTTGTTTTGATTAATTATTACAATGAATAATTGTATATCGTGTTTGTTTTCTATATCCAACCACCACGTTAGACATAGAGAATTTATACTTATTTTCTTAAATAATAAGAAAGTAGTTACACTCTTTTATTTTGCCCAGAATATACCATGTTGAATTAATAAAATCCAACTGCCCATTGTACTCGTTGAACATTCCTAGATATAATTGTCTTTACTAGGCTTTGCTGCGGATACTACATATAATATATAAACTTACTTACTATACCTACTTACTTTCGCACAAGGTTCCCTATTTAATTTCAAGACTTCAAAAATAGGGTAGTATTTATATACGTTTAGTCCGTCCCCGACAGTATCAGGCATTTACTTGCATCACGTTAAAAACTTCACCTATAATTATACAGGTTACAAAACCGTGAAAGCTACATATCCTCGATATAAAATCTTGTTCCACGTTACCGTGCTATATGTAGAGTGGACACACTGGCGTTTTAAGATAATCCACGTTTTTAAATATATTGAAGATCCCGATTCCGGCAGTAATAGTTCCTAAAGAACCAAGTTTAGAGGTGACTTTATTAATAACAGACAATAATCCGTTAAATCCGTTAGTGATAGTAATAACAAAATCAGAATTAACGATATTTCCAACTGTATTCACCCAAGTATTATGTAGACGATTTAGCGAACCTTCCCAAGAGCTGGCAGTTTTTTCTGCTTCGGCAGCCATAGTTCCAGAACCTTCACTAAACTGTTGTAGCATATTTTCATACATATCCCACTGGCGAAGGATGGCATCTAACTGTGTCGATCTTAGTTTTCCACCAACAGAGTTAAGCAGATTAGTTCTTCTTAAATCATTTTTATCTAGTTTATTATATGCTTCTGAAAGCTCTTTCAAAACTTCCATAGCATCTCTTGTCTGTAGAATGCCATTTTTAGTTTCCTTTAAAGAAACCCCTAATGCATTACATGCCTTTTCATATTTTGTAAGGCCTTCTGCGTCAATGCCTTCTTCCTCATCAGATACCTGTCTGATGTTTAAAAGAATCGCTTTAAAAGCTCTTGCTACTTCTGATCCACTTTGTTGTGTGCTTGCTACCATAGTTCCTAATGCCGCTGTTAATTCATTAACATCTACACCTAAAGATGCTGCTGTAGAACCAACAATAGACATACCTTCTGATAATTCAGACATATTAACGGAATTATTATCACAAATCCAGTTTACCCCATCCAAAATTTTTGTTAATTCTTTGGCTGAACCACCAAGTTTATATGCATTATCAGTTGCAATTACCATTTTGTTAGCAACTTCAGCAGTCATATCACCAGCACCCTGGGCGGCAGTAGAAACCTCAGCCATTGCCTCTGCATTCTTATAACCAGAACGAGACATATCTTGAACACCAGTCAGATAGTCTGTAACTGCTTTACCATATTTTGAAGCAATATTAAACCCTTTATCACCGATTTCTGATAAATCAGTTGGCGTCAATGAGTGATTTGTCTTACTAATTTCTGTCAATAATGTATTTACATTTTTAAGCTCAGTAATTGCATTTCTAGTCTTAGATATAAAAGTCATTACAAGTGTGCTTGCAGATAGCCATGTACTAAAACTGGATACCGCTTGCGTCATCTGGTCTTTCAAAGACGCACCAAGACGACCAAGCCCACGCATAGAATTTTCAGTCTTTTTAAGTATTCCATTAATCTCATTCCATCGGCTAAGATTAACACCTTTACTTAATTCATCAGCATATCCTTGTAATGCTACTTTTGCATCATTGGTAATCCTTGTGTTTTTTGTTAGGAAACTATTTATCTTATTAATTAGTGATGTTGCCTTTTCATTTGAAACAGGCTGCATATATTTATCATACGCAATTTTTGCTTGTTCTACAGATGCTTTCACAGATTTAAATTCCTGTTCAAGTTTGTCTGCCTGATTGACAAGCTCCTGACCAGACATTCCTTTCATACTATCAAAAGTAGATTGAAGAGAAGCAGTAATATTTTTTGCTTCCTGTGTTTCGACTCCATATTTTTCTAAAGAAGCAGTAACAGCATTTATACGGTTCTGGTACTCACTTGCACCATACCCATTATCCATTGAAAGTTGAATTTTATTGACTTGAGCCATAGATTTTGTTTCAGCCTTAACACGACTTAACTGTGTCTCTGCAACTCGAAGTTTGTCAATAAACGCATCAAGAGAAGATTTATCACCTACATTAGTAATAGCGGTATCTAATTCTCTAAGAGTCTGAGTCATTTGTTCAAAACCAGTGGAATCAGCTTTTAATTTACCAAGTCTTTCTTGAGCTTGAGCAATGCCAGAAGAAATATCAACACTTTTCATTTGAGTGGCTACATTTTCCGCATTTCTAAATTGCGCCACCATTGACTCTAACGCAGTAATTTCTCTTTGCGCATTAGATACCATAGATGAAAAAGTAGTGTTATCAGCATTTCTTACATTTTCAATAGCCTGAGAAACTTTATCATACTGTTGTGACAGAGCAGAAATATTATTAGAATCTTTGATAGGTCTTGAAGAATTAATATCAGAATATCCAGCTTTTAATTTATCAAGTTTTGTCTGCAAATTATCAGCTTTGGTAGATATAGCGTCAAATTGTTTAAGCACACCATTATCATTTATAGAGCCGCCAATATATTGAAAGCTTTTTCCTGTAACTTTCCCTTGTGAATCTAGCATATCTTTTAAACGATATGTTAAACTTTCTACTTCGCCATTAGCTTTTTTAATATTTACAATAAATCCATCAAGAAAAGATGTACCATTAACCTGAGTCATCTGTTCTTTAACAGTCACTATTCCGTTTGCAATTTCCTGAAATTCTTTTTGAGCGACTTTGGCAACGTTATTTCGTTTGTCGGCAGAAAATGTAAACTCTGTTGTAAAGTTTCCTTTTTGAATAACAGAATTAATTCCATTTTGAATTTGTTTACCAATTTGTTGTCCTGTTTGCTGTGCATTTCTAACAGCCTGATTTGTATCTATGTTAATGTTAGAAATAATAATTTGCTGATTAAGTAATTTACCAATATCGTTAGCTAATTTTTGAGCAGATTTTGGATCAAGTTCAACTTGAACTTTTAATTTATTAAGCTGACTTTGCAATTTATCAATATCAGCATTGACATTTCCTTTTGATTTCGCTTCATCTAATTTAGCCTGAAGCAATATTAGAAACTCATCCATATATGTAATTACCTCCTTTGTTTTAGGCATAAAAATACCGCCAACAAAGGGCGGTAGTAATTTTCATAGTTATTTTCATAGAGTGTTCTATTTAACTGGAACACCACACTTTTTTAAATTTTTCTTCATTAAATATTTTATCCCTGGTTCCAATCCTAGTTCAGCCATTGCATCGTCCCAAAACTGTCCAAAATCATCATCATAAACCCCTCCGTGGCTATGCCGATTTGCGTAAGTAACAACTTCCAAACCAATAGCACCACCTTTATACCTGTAAGAGAGGTAGTCTTTATCTATTTCAACTGTACATGATATAGTTCCATTCGTATTAACAATATTGGTTTTTATTAAGCTATCTAAAAATTCCCAAGTTCTTTGATACATACGGGGATTGTATTCGTGATAATAATCTGTTATATGCTGCCGAATAACTTCAAATATTTCCTGCTGAGTCATTTTTAGTGATTGTTGTATTTGTGATTCAAGAATTTTCATTAAATCACTTGTTGATCTTATTACTGTAGCCATATTTTATCCTTTACACAAAAATACTCCCTTACAGAACAGTAAGAGAGTAGTAGTAATTATCCCTATGAAAGAGATATTTAAACGTAAAAGAACCTGCAAAAATGCAGGTTCTCTTGTGCAAACTTATACAGTTTTACGTTTTGATTTTTTTATAGGTATCAGCATCCATTTTATGCGTTCTGGAGAATGATTCTTAATGTGTTCCGTGACATATTTGTGAACATCTTCTAAATTCCCCAGGTTAACATCCTCTAGGACTCCGTACTCTAACGGATCTTGTTCATTAACACATACTAATTTGAAATAATAATCATCCAAAATTTTCACCTCCATACTTAGTTTACATAATTGAGAATAACATATAGATTATCAATTATATAGAGGTAATTGTTGGAATTGTTATTTATTATTTTCTGAATGAATTATCTCAGCCAATTTACTAACAAATCATAAATGTAACTCATTTATCATCTTATTTATGTTATATCTATATCTTGTACGTTTCTTTTCGCTTTCGATACGGGTAGCATTAATTTTTTCTAAATCGTATATATTAAAAGATTTTTTGTTTAATAATTTCATCATATCTAAATATTTATTTATTGAAATAAAAAACGTATCATTTCTTTCATTTCTAAAATTTACAAGTAAACCAGCCACTAAGTGGTGTTTGCTTGCTTTTTTTAATCCTTTAATCTGATTATCTCTAATCATAGTCAGTGGAATAGAAGTTCCATTAGTTGTTTTACATTCCACTAAAAATAATGTTTTTGTAGTATCGTCTAGCAAAATATAATCACAGATATTGCTACTTGTAAAACGTGTATTAGTTCCATTTGCAAATGAGGACGCATTATCTCTTAATCTATATATCCAACAATTATCTGGAACACTTGACTTTATGTCATCTTCAAATTTTTTCCCTTCATTTTTAGCTATATTCTCACATCCTTTATAACAAAAGAGCGATTTCATTTCGAGATCGCTCTTTAATGTATATTTATATCTGAGTAACTTTTTCCCATGTATACATTTCTTTTTGTACAACACTATGAACAAAGCTATTTTTACCTTCGGCAGATTCATATTCCTCGATTAAATCTTCCAATGCTTCAAGTTCCATATCATTAATCTTGCTAAGTGAGTGATAGTATCTATATGACTGACTTATTTTATCTTTTAATTCAGCTCTGATACGTTTATTGTTTTTTTGTTCACTTTCCTTAAACCGTTCATCTGTATTGCGTTGCATGTCATCTATTTTCTTTGAAATGTTAGATAGCGACTCAGATAGTTTATTTTGAGCATCTGTTAATTCTTTTTGAATAGCTAATGACTGTGCGCGATCATGAGTCCTGTTTTCCATTAAAACTTTAATATCTGACTGATTATCCTTGATAGTTTGCAGTAATTCCTCTTTATTCTTTTTTCTATTGTATAAATCATTAAACAATTCAGAAATTAATTTTCTATTTTTAATAATAATCCAACATCCAACAATAAGAATCACGAATGCAACAAATATAATCATAGGATTGATATTTTCTAAGTATTTAGTTATTAATTCTTCCATTTTCCATATAATTGCCTTTCCTTATAAAATGGTAATATACTTATTAGATATATATCCAACAAGGTTATCTTTTGTTCTTGCTTTGTACCAGCCATTATCAGCTTGATTCATAAGATGTACTTCATCATTTGAATTTAATACTGAAACTATATTATCTATTTTCACCTTTGGATCTTTCCGCATATTTAATTTTGTGCAATTAAATACTTTTCCCTTAGCAGCAATGACATACTCTCCAGAAATATATCCTTTATCTGTTCTATACCAATTATTAGAAGTCTTGGCAATTAGTTGGACTAATTCACCCTTCTTATAAGAACCTATTTTAGCTGACGAAGAATTTGGAGCGGAACGAATATTAAGATTCCCTGATTTGGTATTTATTTTTCCAAGGATGGCAACAAGAGATTCAGAAATTGTTGGCGTAGGATTTGTTGTAACAGATGATTTCACATCTTCATAGACAACACTTAAATCAACACCTCCATTAATACCTGAAACTTGTCCAGACGAAGTGTACTGCCATGCATAAATATCACTTATTCCTGTCATTAATTTGGGGTTATATTGTTCATTAGGATTGATAGATATTGTCATCTTATTATATCCATTATAATACCTAGCCAGCCACCATTTGTCACATTTAATTTGTGAAATATATGGTTTTATATATGGATTATAGAATGATGGGCCCGTATATATTCCAAAATCATAACCGGCAGATACGATAACATCCCTATATGCATTAATGATGTCTTTTAACAATGAACCAAGTCCTTGTTGACATTTATCCTCCAAATCAAGCCATACTGTACATTTTCGACCATTTAAAATAGATAAAACTTTTTTAGCATCTGTCTTTGCTTTTGCAACTGTAGTGGCGTATGAGTAATTGTATACACCGTCTACTATAACGCCAACGGATTTACAGCCATTCCAATTCTTCTCAAATTTAGTGTCTGGATTTAAATCTTTACGAATTACTTTTAAAATAGCATAGTTTACTCCAGCGGATTTTACAAGATTCCAATTAATATCTCCTTGATAAGAACTTACATCAACACATTTAATAATTGATGATGTATTAAGAGTGGGGGCAGAAGAGTAGTCAATCCAGTTTGGGATGCCATACCATTTCCAGCTACCAGTTTCTAATTTACTTCTGACACAATTATCTTTGCTGGATTTCATTTCAACAACATATCCATTACCAAGATAAAACCCAATGTGATTAATGGACGATGTAGATTTTCCTTTAAATACTAAACAGACCTTATCCTTAGCAATAGAAGATATGCTCCCTTTTGTGCCACATTTATTGTAATATCCTTGCGCTGTAGTATCAAAACCAGACATAGGACACATAGCACCTGAACAATCAGCACCTATACGTCCTACACCTTCTTTTAGTTTATTATCGTAATACTGTCTATTATATGTAGAAGAGCCATATGTTTTGAAAAGCCTATCACATAAATCCTTCGTAATTATTTCACCATTTGCTCCCCATAAATAGATTGCCTTATTAGTATAAAGTTTCTCAAAATAAGAAACCACTTCTTTTACGTTTTTGGACATTAAATTATCACACTCCCACTATTTCTTAGCCATATTTACAGAAGACTCAATTTTAATCCTCAACCATTTGTCAAACGAACCGTATAGACCTTCGATTACTTTCTTTGCTTCATCCGAAATCATATTCATAGCTTCTACATAAGCCCTATTAAATGCTTCTTCCTGAGCTTCTTTATCAAATTTTCCACTGGACTTCAGAGAATCAACATATATTTGATTTATGTAAAGGACTGCATCCATTACATCTGATAACGCACTTTCGACAATTTTGCTTAAGTCTTCATTGTGTGTTGCATCCATAATTATATTACTTTCTTTGATTTTTGCTTTGATAAAGGCAACGACATATCTAGCAACAACAGGTAAAATAATTGTCAAAACAATATATAAAATATAGTTAAGCATCTCCGTAAATTCCATAAGTAAATCCTCCTAACCGACCGCATCTGGATCATTTTCAATAATATTTTCTGTTACATTATTTTCAATTTGCTGGTATTTTGTATCAAATATTTTAATTCCAGCAAGCCCTAACAATTCTGTGCCAAAGAACCCATACACACAAGTTGTAAGAGTAGGGCTTAATTCTACTAAGGTATATTTTTGCAATAAAATAGCCGCAATTGTATAGGATATAATTGCGACAATGGATAGTAATACTATTAGTTTGTTGAATTTTGGTTTTATATGAAATGGAATGTATGATTTCAAAATCTTATATTTCAGATTTCGTTCTTCACATTTCATTTTAGCAATTTGAAGTTTTCGCTCTAATTCACGCATAGTCCGTTCATGCGATTTTTGTTTTGTTCTAAGTATCATTTTTTAATCACCACTTGAAATTGTTGATTCAAAGAGTTTCCCATTTTGTTTTATCATCAGATAATTTGCATAATACATATTTAATAGAACATTTGATGTCATTATCATTCATTAGCCTTGTATAACAGTCACAATCTTTATTTTCGGAATTTATCTTTTTATCTGATTCTGACTGTAATCTATGTTGAGCCAATAATAGCAATGCGTCTCCCAATGTTCCATTAAAATCATCTGGTAGGTTAAAATGACACTCTTGAATACTTAATAGTTTATTTGATTTCATCTTTTATTCCTTATTAAAATTCCTTAGACTTTTAACACATTGTTTCAATGTTTCACATACATAATCTAATTCTTCTTGAGATTCTTTTCCAAATGTCATCCTAATACACGAATGAATATCTGATTCATCCATATCAATAGCAGATAGGGTAGTAGAAGGTGTAAGCGAATTACTGTTACAAGCTGAACCTGTGCTTACTTGGATATTATTCACATCCAGCATAATCATAAGAGACTCACCCTCAATGCCTTTAAAACACATATACAGATTGTGTGGTAGTCTATTTTCTGATTCTATTGATATGCCGACCAAGTAACTATCTGGAATATTTTTTACTATGTAATCATACACATAATCTCTGTTGGCTGATGAGATAGAAGAGTAATTATATTCTTCAACAGCTTTTCCTAATGACGCAATACCCAAAACATTTTCCGTGCCACCGAAAATCCCCTTTTCCTGAGAACCATAAACCAAAGGCTCAAGAATAATATCTTTTTTCTTATATAAAACTCCACAACCTTTTAAACCTCCTAATTTATGTGCAGAAAATCCAAGCATATCAACATCCAACTTTTTAACATCAATTGGAATCGTTGGTATACTGCCAGTACAATCCCAATAAACAATACCATTATGTAAATGTGTAATCTTGATAATCTGTTCTATATCTTGAATGGTTCCTATTTCAGAATTGGCATGATCTATTACAACTAATGGTGTATTGATACAAACATCTAAATACTCTTCTAAATCGTGAATATCAATCAAACCTTCTTTATTCACTTTCAATGGAATACTATTATGATAAGACTCTACACATTTCATGATGGATTTGTGTGCAATAGGAGAGTAGAAGATTGTACAATCATTCTTCTGATAGTAACCCTTAATCGCCAAAGTATTGCTTGCCGATCCGCCACTGGTAAAATAAATATCTTTTGAATCTGCATTGATAAATTCGGCAACTGACTGCCGTGCCTGTGATATAATCTGCTTGGGCTTCTGCCCCTGTGAATGTAGACTTGATGGGTTTCCCCACTCATCCAATATAGATATAAGATATTCTTTTACTGAATCTGTTAATGGTGTCGTTGCCGCATTATCAAGGTAAATATTTTTCATGCAAGAGTCTCCTTATAAATACTGTTATAATATTCTAATTTTGCTTTCTTGGTTTTGAATTTTCGTTCAAATTCTTTATCATAAATACAAATTCCTAAAATAGAACCTTTTTGTAAATATGACTGTATTGTTGTTCTTGCCATGTGAAATACTTTACCAATATTTGTTGTAGATAATTCTGGGTGGTTATTTTTGTATTCACAAATAGTTGAAATAAAACTTTTTGATGTAAATTTATCACATTCCTGCCAATTTATTTCATGAGGATTTTTATGTAATAATTCTAATAAACCACTATTGATGATAGAATTTTTTATATATGTTAATTCGGATTTCTTACAATCAATTATAATATAATTATCTATACCATTTTGTTTTGCTAATTTTTCTTTTAAAATATCATTTTCCTTACAATAGCCATAAAATTCATTGGTATTTTTGTCAAAATAATGTTGTCTTCCATGAACTTCAATAATTGCATTTGTATTTGTCAAATAAAAATCATATTTATACTTTTTACACCAATTAAACGTAGCACAAGACAACTGGGTTATAAAGTCAATTCCTAATGAATTTAATAGAGCATATATGAATTTTTCTCCATATGAAATCCCATCCCCACATTTTTTACAAGAAAAGCCGTAACTTGATAGTTTGTCTGTTGAATATAATTGTTCATTCCGACAATTAGGACATACCATTAAAAATTTTCTTTTGCTACAAGATGTTGCTTTATGTGTATCTTCAATATGCTTGAAATAAGGAATAAATTCTGGATTACTCGTATATACATCGTTTATAAATGGAACAATAGTAGTTTTGGCACAACAAGAACAGCCAATCCCTTTTAATAAATGTCCTTCATCAATTGACCCATCAGACCAATTACAGATGTTACAATGATAATTATAAAGTTTTCTTATAACACCATTTGAATCTGGAATCATTTTTCTCCTTGTTATTTTTATATTTCTATTATTGTCAATAAATTCTGTGCCAATTTGAACCTTAAAATCTTTATTTCTCAATCCGATCAATGTTCTTATATTATTTGATAAAATATAAGATGTTGGTATGATTTTATCTTCATTGTTATAATTTACACATACTGTTTGTTTATCTTTGTCATATTCTTTAATGGTAAAATATCCACTTATTCCTTCACAATAAAAGTTACATTTACACCCATAAGCATTTTTCCAATCATTTACTAATTTTCCGCAAGTTCCAATTCCTTTGTATTTTGGAATTTCTCTTAAATCTATCCAATTTTCCATTATAAAAAATCTCCTAATCACAATAAAAATAGTATTAAATTAATTCTCGCTTGCACCATAAATCGTAAGCAGCTTTACTTTTTTCTCTATCAAATACAAAAACTAATGTATCTCGTGACCAAAATAAATCAACAAGTGGAATGTTATTCTTTACATAAAGCCCAGCTTGCCGAGTATTTACAATTCTTACGGTGTCTTCAATCTCATATTCTTTATTAAATATTTCGCTATATTCTTTGATTTTCTATCATCCCCTAACGTAAAAAATAGGGTACACAGATAACTAATGAATAGTGTCTGTATACCCTACATACTTTTAAAATCACTATTCACTAATTCTATTTTCTTCATTTTCTACTTCTGTATATTCTTTTCTTTTTCTTGAAGAGATTTTAACTTTTACTGATGTTTCCATAATTTCTTTTATAACAGATTTTATTTCTGGATTAAAACTTTCCAATCCTGTTAAATTACACTTCTGTAATTCTTCTTTTGCCAATTCTTTGCTCTTAGAAATCGTATAGCTGTGAATTGCTAAATAGATCTTATAGTGTTCAATACTGTCTACTATAGATCTCCAAGGTTTAAAAACTTTTTGATTTTGACAAGAATTGCATACATGATATCCTTGACCACAAATTTTGCAGTAGGCATTAATATTATTTTCAGCCATAATTCACCTCGTATAATAGGCAGTTATATTTCAAACTGCCTATAAATTGCTTAATCTTCGCTAACGATGATGTCAAATAATACACCTTCATCATCACAGTAATCACGCTGTAAGATATAAGAAGCTGCATGTTTACCATCTGGACTAAGGTTAATTTCTGTACTAGAAGGGTCGATCTGCGCTCTAGGACATCTAATAATACCTGCATACACTACATTGGTATTGCAAATTTCGTGAAAAATAGCATGAATAAGTAGTGTCTTAACTTTAGGTGTATTATCAGTTCTCTTTGTAACCTGAGCAGCTTTGGTAGTTTCTCTTTCATAATTAACAAACACTCTACCAGTTACACCTTCTGGAAGTGTAATTTTCTTATTCTCTGCATCAAGTGTAAATTTGCCATCACCTGCTGTAGCAGAAACCTCGTATGTATCACCAAAAGTATTATTTGCGTTAATAACTTTTACATATTTAACCTCTGCACCAGCAGTACCAATGGGAACATATTTCAAAGTTACTGTATGGTCAGAACCGATAGCAATAGTTTCAGATACTGGCATAATAATCTTTTTATCATCAGAAGCCAAAACCTTTTCAGAACCATACTGTGATGCAGCAAGGTCAAGAGAGAAGAAAGAATTGCTAAAATCAAAATTTCCCTTCTGTGCCTTATAGAATGTTGCAACTGTACTTCCCATAGCATCAGTTACTTCCTGAGATTCCGCACTTGTCTTCAAACTAGGATTCTCGATCTGAGTATATCTACCGATTAATTCCAATGTGGCAGGATCATACTCTTCAACAGACCTAATTTTTTCAAGTACAAGTTCATTAGGGTTAAAACTCATAATTTTTCCTCCTTTTAGGCATAAAAAAAGAACTCTATTTGAGTTCTCCAAGCCAATCTAATTGTTTTTCATCTATTTCTTTTAAATTGATTCCAAAACCAGAATATCCAGATTGTAAAAGTAGCTCTGCGTTTTTAATTTTAGATATTCGCTTTACGGAATCCATAAAAGCATTTATTTTCATATCCCATACTTGAGTATGATTATATTTGAAACCCTCACTATTAACCATTGATGAAATCAAATTGACTAATTGTGAATGATGTTCTTTGTTTTTATTTCGTTCAAATTCTTCTCTTGCGTCTTCAATCAAGATCATTTTGGTTGTGTTATTTGCTGGCATTTTTTCATCTTTATATACACCATGTACTTGTCGCAAATAATCCATAATTAGATTATATGTGAATTCATCAATAATAACTGGTTCATCATTAATGGACTGGCACAACAAAATATCACCATTATCACTTCTTTGCATTGTTTGGAATTTTGTAAAATCTAAATCTCCAAAGATAATAGAAGTTTTTTCTTTTGGAAAAAGCCTATACAATATATTGTAAAATAATTCATATGGAGTTATTTTTGTATAATCAATTCTAGGCTCCATATCCCATAACTGAACTTTCATTGTTTGTGGTGTTGCGGTTAAGTGATATATCATTGAATAATATTCTTGTTCCCCATAATCACATATTTCAGAAAGAGAAGGCTGATGTATTTTGATATATTTAGAAACAATAAAATCTTCACCACGATATATTTTCAATTCATCATTTAGCAAACTATCACCAACCTTCACATGCTGAAACATTGATGTCCATTGTCTCAAATACTAAATGTCGATACATAAACTCTTGATTGTATGTCCCCTCTTTATTTAATGTACATTTTAATTGTCCAATACCACCGTATTGACTTGAACCATTAAACATATCTTCTAACAGCCCAGCTATATAGTCACAACGATTATCCTTTGTGATTTTATAATCCATTTTCATGTGCTCATGATGAACATATACATAGAATTCTAATGTTGGTATTACAAAAGTTTTATTTCTTCCAGTTGCTCTTGTATGCACCATAACTGTCATATATGTTGAAACATTTGTAATAGTTTCAGGAATTTTATTATTGTCAAAAATATGTGTGTCTTTTAAATCACCGCCGTTTTCACATCCCTTTGCATCAAAAGCGTAGAATATTGTATCGTCATGAGTGATTGCATCTATGACATGCCTTTTAATTTCTGAAATACTTGTACCATTTGCCATTTGCATTCACCTCCGTCATTCCACAATATTTACTTTTACTTCTGACAAGACAGATTCACCAATAACGATCTGTACAAAAAAAGAACCTCCAATAAGGTTCTCATCATTAACAGAAATAATTATTTTATTATCCGTAATACTTTGCTCAACATCAAAATCTGATTTTACATTCCATTGATAATCAACATCTTTCCAATCAACAGCATTTCCATCTTTATCTGTAAAAGTTACAGTATATGAACGTCTGTATCCATTTTTCAAGTTTGTATTCCCAGAGATCACACACCTTAAATCTGTCGTTTCATCGGGTTCTGGTGGAGTGGGCGGAAGAGGAGAGGACGGATCTATATAATCACAGATTCGTAATTCTTGATTGTCTTTATTTGGATTGAATTCTGTTTTATCAGCAATCAAGCTCAAAGTTCCTCCGTGATTTCCATGTAAAAACAGAACATCATCATTCCTTGTAATTTTAAATACCTTCTTTGGTATTTCAGATGTATCAACAAAAATCCTTTTTCCATCAATCGTTAAGCCATCAGCGTCATGTGGAATAAGAATTGTAAAGTTGTTAGAGGATAAGATTATTGTACTATTTCCAGATTCCCCAATATCATATTTAGACGCAGAAGTGAAGTTAGCCCAACGTTCTATAATTGTGCCATCATCTTTTTGCCATTTTATTTTATACTGACATTCTTTTAAAACTGCTTTTTCATATTCTCCATTGTTTCCAGGTCTTCCATCAATAAGCCAATATTCATCTTCAAAAAAAATATAATTTCCACTATGTAAAGTGCCAATAGGTACTAAAATACATCTTTCCATAGACTTTAAGGATGAATCAGCCACATTGCCTTGTATAACTCCACGTAATTCTTTTGATTGACTTAAATCGTGATTGAACAACAAAACAGTAGAAGCAATATCTGTCTCTAAAGATTCTGCGAAAGCATCTTCTTTATAATCCAGAAAACTTTGATTTTCATATCCGCCTAACATATTTGGTTTTGTTTTATTTCCAATGAGATACCATTCTTTCATATGATGCCTCCTACGTATAAGCGGTAGGCTTTTGATTTTCTACCATTTCACTTGCGTTCCATGCTATATAATCAAGATGTGATTTCTCCGCTGTTTTAGTGCCATTGCTGCCATCAATGCTCAAATCTTTTCCTACAATAGAAACACGCTTATTAACAAGTGATACTTGTCTTTCCTGATACATCTGTAACATAAATTGTGCCAATGTATCAATTACATATTGGTCAAGTTTAGAATCGAATTGTAATAGTTCATCATCAAAATTTAATTCGTCCAATTCAACAGAATATCTACCAACAGCTTTTTTTAACCACATTATTTCAAGTGATTCTGGCAATACCTGTTTGTCGGCAAAACTTGACTCAAAACTATTTATTACATCTTTTGCTTCTGTATTAGCCATAATCCACCTCACAATTGATTAAATATCTGCAATTCTACGACCACAATAATCTTCACAAAATGCGTTCTTAGAGTAATCATTCAATTTCAAATTCTTAATTGTATGTAACAAATAGAATTTCTCTGCTCTAGTTACAACACTCTTTTTGATATTGTCTTCAAATGATTTCTGTGTTTTCAAATCAAAGATTTTCTTAATAGTGTCCTGAGTAAGAAAATCCTGTTTCTTATTATCAACATCAAAACTCAATTCACTTCTTGTATAATCATCTTCAATATACCATGTAGCGTGACTACCAACACCATCTACACCAGTAATGAGAGTATTACCATTCTGTCCCTGTGCAATGATTTCCTCACGAGAAAGTAGAACTGTACCCAATGCAGGAATAGTTATATCGCCAACGCTTGTTTTTCTGGTAGAGCCGGTAGTCCAAGGAGCAATACTTCTTACAGTTACCTTTTTATCTAATCTGATTTCTTCATTATTTTTTTCTTCAGCCATTCTTTCCTCCATAACAACTAATTTATTTTTTGCAACTATTTGTTTTTGATTGTATTCCATAATTCAATAAGATTATCTAATCGTTCCGATTTATAGAAAGTCCAATATTTTACATGAGTTTTTTGATTTTCACCAACTGCAATGTATTCTTCTTTCATAGAACGCAGAAATAAACTCATCCTTTTAGAATAACAATAGAAAATATCATTCATTATAATCACCATTCAACTAAGATAGGGGATAGAATACATCCTATCCCCACAATAAAAAAGAATCCTAATTACTCAGCAAGAGAATCAAGATTCTTATCATGTAGCATACCAATCATATACTCCCTGTTTGGAGCAACCAGTGCGCCAACTTCGAGATCATACCTTGTAAGTAACTGACCAGTAGTAACATCATTTCCACTAAAGGAAGTAAGACCGCCACGAGTCACCGTAAATACAGGAGACTGACCACCCGTAGGCATTACAAAACCAAGTCCAACAGGTAACATAGTATCAAAGTTTGTGCCATCCTTATCAAGAGAAGTCAAATCATAAGGATTAGGAATCTCGGAAAGAGTAGCACCGTTGTAAACACCCATAAGCCCTGTATTATGAATCTCATCCATAATAGTTCTGGAAATACCGTTTACTGTAGGTGTAACACCTGTATATCCAGCAAAACCATTAAACTGAGAAATCAACGCATAATCGCCAGACACAGTAGGCTTACCAAAACGCCTTACGTTTGTGATAACACCATCAACACCAGTCTTTGTAAGACCTGCACCCTCAAAGAAGTATTTTACACCTTTTGCGTTCTTGATTGCATTGTAAATAGTTTCAACAACGTATTTTGCTGCCTTATTTCTAATCTGCACACGAACCTGTTCCTGTAACTCATTCTCGTCACTCATATCGCCAAGAGCCGCTTTTCTATAATCTACTGCATAACCGCCAGAAATAGTAGTAGTAGCAATAGGCATACGTTTCTTTCTGATAACAGGGAACTTCACGTCCTGACCAAGTGCCTGTTCATTTGCAGGAAGATTAGCAAACTCAGGAACTTCAACTTCGCAAGACTCATTATATCCGATTGGTTTATAGTTACCATAAATTCCAAGTAGCTTGATTTCCTTTAAAAGCACTGGCTGCATTGCAAAACGTCTGATTTCGTTCAGCTCAGAAATAGCATTTAAATCACCAGAAGATGCTTTGAAATTCAGCTCCTTGATATATTTAGCAGCAACGTCCGCCTTCTTACCATAAGGAGCTAAGTCCTTTCCCTCTGTCATAGCAGAGAAAATTTCAACAACAGCAGACTTGCCATTTACTTTACCACTGGCAAAGTTAGCGTCTTTTCTTTCATTATTCAATTCAATAACATAAGACATAAATTATGTACCTCCTATTCTTACGCAGTTACTTTGACAACTGCACCAAGTTTATTTCCAATAATTTCAGTAATTGTGAAGCAACCTACAGTATCACCAACAGCAAAAGTATTTGGAAGTGGATAACCATATAATTCGAGTTCCCCAACAACCTTTGCAGGATCTAAAACACGAACACGGGAACCAGCAGGAATCTTATATTCGTCCATATACTCGTAATCACCAGTTTCAAGCTGCATAATAACCTTTTTACCAGAGTCACTAGCAGTAAATTTACCATTTGCTACGTCCCCGAAAGCTCCGTTCATAACTTCCTTATCTACAACAGCATCCTCGAATGGATAAGCACCTCTTTCGATTTGACCAATCGTATGAAATTTAACCATTAATTTTTCCTCCTAAATTTGATTAAAAAATATTGACATCCTCTTCCTCATTGTCCTGTGTTTCAGAACACATTTCAGAAAAAATGTCAATTACTTCATTGTCCTTATTTTCTTTTGCAGAATTCTGTTCTGCCACCTTTGCTTCAGCGTCAGCTTTTTTAGAAGCCTGTCCAATGCCTGCATAAATCTTGTCAACAATAGCATCAATATTTCCTTCTAACGGCTTTTCGTTAAAGGAATTGATTTCTGACTCAGCATATTTCTTTTCCTCATCACTAAAACCTTCAATAGCAGTATTAAGTTCTCCAATTCTTGCTTTAGCCTTTAGCGTGCCAAGTTCTTTTTCTAATGCGTCTCTTTCTGCCCAATAAGTTTCATGTTCCTTTTTGAGATCATCAAGAGCTTTCTGTACCTGTTCAACTGTTGCGTTCAATTCAACAATTTTTTCTTCTTTTTCTGCAATAACAGAATCCTTCTCACTGATTGTAGAATTTAACTCTGTAATTTTTGCAAGCAGTTCTTCGTTTTTACTATTTGTTTCAGAAATAGTAGACTGGATTAATTCTTTCAATTCCTTTTCATCCAAAGTTTTGTCCTCCTTATTTTCTTGTTTTTGTGCGACTTCAAGTACAATGGCGTTATCATCTGCTGGGGAAACCGATAAAATAGAAGTGCCAGAGAAAACAAATTCTTTTGGTGTACGGAATTCGTCTTTAGGTTCTGATTCTTCATATACAATTTTGTTATCATTGGTTTCTAACCCCATAATTTCTATAGAACTATCAACATTTCCTAATGCTTTGTTTTGTCTTACCCATTTAACAAAATTAGGGTAGCGTTGGTTATATAAAAATCCATTTGCAACTAAAGCTCTAATATCATTTCCATTCACATTTACATCTTCAATAGTGGCACTTTCAAAGCAACCAACAGTTTCAGAATTTTCAAATAGAGGTTCACGGACTCCATCATTATCAATTTCCTCACCAGTCAAACCATGATCAAGAGGAGTTGACTTTGTTTCATCACAAAAGGAAGCACAGATAGGCATAAGTTTTACACTATCTATTGCATTAAGTACATATTCTTCCTTCCAATGAAGACCATTCTTATTTGTTTCTTTTTCATCTTCGTGAATCTTTAATAGAGCAATTTTGATAGGGACACGTCCACCTTTAGAAGCCTGTTTAGAAATTTCGAGGATTTTTCCTAACATAAATCATCCTCCTTAAAAATTTGTATAATAAAAGAAGCCTATAAATATAAGCATCTAATTATTATTTGAATTATTCTATTTATCACTGTGGCTCGGTATTGCATTGCCATTATTGGATTGAGATTTTAATGTATTTTCAGATGGATTGTCTGCTTTGGGTCTGCCGCCTTCGTCTCCAGTATCATTATTAGATGTCCATGCTGTTTGATGTGGTAAATATTTTTCGTATATACCGTCTTCAATTTCAGAATCCATCACACTCATATAAACATCAGGATCAACTCCCGTACTGGCAATTAGAAATGTCATGGAACCAGATGCAGAAGTGTATAAATCTTTCATCATGCCGAAAAATTCTTTTCTATTTACGAAAGAAGTGGGGAAGTAGTAAATATCTACTTTATTTTTTGATTCATTTATAATATTCTTGTTGATTACATGAACCAATTCATTTTTCCATTCACAAGCCCATGTATAAAGTTGTGCTGTTATCATTTCAAGGTTCTGTTGACCTCCGGCAAACGTACCAGTAGACATCGCACCAATCAATGAAGCACAGATACCTAAATCAACAGCAATATCATTATTCATATCAGGTTCATTTTTGCTATCGAAAATATCAGTAGAAATATCTATTGAATCCAATTTTGTTCCAGCCGCCAATGACATAAAACTTACGCCACCACGACTGTTTTTATGTAAAACTGCACCCTTGACAGCATTGTGCTGATCTTCCTGTTGTTTCTTAGTCAATGTGGAACCAGTACCTTGCTTATTCTCAGGAAACACCTCATAAATAACACGGTTGTTCAATTCATCAAGAACATTTCTCTTAGTATCAATAAAGTAATCCTTATACAATACATCTGAAAGAGCGGCTATAATAAGACTTCTCCCCCAAGCCTCAACATTTTTACACTTGATTTTTCTGCACATTGTCCTATTAGGATTAAGAACTAACCAGTCACCCGATGTATCAGACTTCTTTTTCTGATTATATCCATCAACAATCTCTTTTGGATATTTCCTTAATTTTCTGTTTAAATCTTCACCAGTGAAATCATCAAAATATCTCAAATTAAATGCCAATACAAAACGTCCATTTTTCTTACCAACAATTTTTGTATATTGCCAAGGCAGAGTAATAATAGAAGCGTTTAAACCAAAGTCATTGATTTCTATAATGTTTTCTACATCATAATCTGTCATGAACTTTCTGCGATCCACAGACTTTTCCGTAGTTTCAAAATAGTAAAAAGCTATTCCGTCCAACATTTCTGTAAATAATGCATCACGAATAAAAGCCTTATCATCAATGGTGTCTAATGTAGACTTCATTAAATCCTTGTTTACTTTTGACTTTTGGGTTTTGCTTTTACAAGTGATGATTCTATCAAGAGTTAGAAGTGCAGTCATATAGTCTATAGAATTACTGACGATACCATTTTTACCATATACAAACTCAGATAATCGAATTGCTGTTTCGTGATTTCCAATAGGATTTCTCAAAACAGAATCAATTTCTTCTTTTGTGAAGTAATCATAAACTCCGCAATTAAAAATTGATTCAAATAGATGATGATAAGAATATGAGTTAAACTCATAATCAATAGAATTGTCTTGCAGAGTGATATTATTTGTTTCTACTACGGGTGGAGTAGTAGTCCTATTTTTAGGAGGGCGACCCCTCTTGCGTTTTACTTCTTCAGGCATGTGTCGCCTCCTTTCGTTAATTTATCAGTGGTTCAAAATCATAGTCACTGTTATCTGAAATCAAGTCTTGTTCTAGCAAACTTATAAAATAGTTCCCATATGCAAGGCTTACATATCTATCTTTAGTATTGCTTCCAGTTTCATATAAAGTAATTACACCAGTTTGCTCATTTCTTGTATATTCCAAAGACATCATTTCATTAACCAACGCCTGTGTCTCTAAATAAGGGCGTTCATAAAATGACATTACATCACTATCAGGTGATACTAAATATTCAGGAACATTTGATTCCAATATGTCTTTTGCTTCATCAAAGTTTACAAGCAAATCTATCATTTGAGAATCAAGAATATTTCGTAAAGATATAGCAATATCATTATTCAATTTCTGGCTTGCATTTATTGCAAATACATTTTCTACGGCACCAGAAACATTTACTCTTTTTGCAATATCATCATCATTCATACAACGCCAAGCAGGATATTCACAATCTCTATCTTCATCATAGAGAACTTTTGCAAGCCTATCATATGTCAAAATACCACCATTACGAGTATCTAACACCACATAGTCTGCTTCAAAATCGTAATATAACTGTTTAATTCTAATCGCTTGTTTGTCAACATCACTACCTGGATTAGCTTCTATATAAGATGGGATTCTTCTATATCCGCTTTTAATTTCGATAGTTTTACCATCAATGTTACTTGATTCGTAAGTAATGCTTTCAGGTAATGCACGAATACATGTAAAACATGAATTATCATTTTTGTTAGAGCGTTCAATAAATGCCATATCACAAGCAACAATGCGAATTTCTCCATTTTGCTTTGGAATACTATATGGATTTTTCTTTTTGCTTCTTACATCTTCATACCTTCTTGGATAAAATGCCTTTTTATTAGTTTGATTTTTAGTCAATAACCCATATGTAAAATATGCATTTGCACCTTCACGGAGCATTTCATTTTCATATTCCTCTCGCCATGTAATAGGATCAGTTGTTCTCTTAGCTTCAATTAGTTGCGCCCGTGTTTTTATTGCATGTTTTAAGGCAATTGAGTAATCAGTGGCGAGCATACAAGAGGTATTATCTTTATATTTACTACTAATAGTGTCTTTTAATAATTTACCCATCCAATGAGAAGTAGGAGCCGCAGAACTGATATAAATATTTACAGCTTCTTCTAGGAATTCATCATTTTCACGATATTTAACGCCATATTGTTCACACTTTTCATTTGTTCTGAATTGTGCAGGTCTTGCCATTTGAAACGGTTTTAAGACTTTATCAACAATATACTTGTCAATTCGCTTAAATTCTTCAAAAATTAAAACTGTACTACGATATCCTAAAGCCCCTTCGCCAGCAACAACAACTACAATAGAACTGCCATTATGGAAAGTCACCTCAATATCATTTGCGTTTGTTGTTATTTTTTTGATTTCACGTCTTAGATTTTCCGATTTTGGCATCAATTCTTTTTGTATTTTTTCTTTTACAATAAGTGATGCCTGTTTTTTGGAGCCGCTGGCAACCACGACTTTAGTATTTGGATATAAAATTGCTTTTGCACAAGAAAATATGGCAATAACAAATGACTTTGCGCTTGCACGACCTGCAATAATTACAACACTTATATAAATATTCAAAAGATAGAGCCATATTATTTGATACCAATGTAAGGGGATTCCGAGATAGTGTTCTACGAAAACTGGAATGTTTCTACGATAGAATGTTATCCAATCAATTATTCTTTCATAATTTGTTTTGCTAGATAACCATGAATGAGGTGGGAAATTTTTGAATACATTTTTCTGGTAATTGTCCAATGTTAATCACCATCCTCATTAATCCAGTATTCTTTTTCTTTTTCCTTTTCTCCGAATATAAGATTTCTAAGAGGTCTGAACATAAACCTTTCAATATATTCAACAATCCCAAAGAAATCATGATACTTCTTTTTATCTTGATAAAATTCCGCTGGACAATATTTTTCAATATCCATTATCCATTTTCCAAAAGAGTCATTGCTTGTATCAGCATTTTCTACTTTTAATTCAGCAGCCTCAAACATTGCTTTATAAGAATTGGAGAGCGTACCTATATCTTTTCCTGCCTGAATATTGACTTGCATCTGATATTCAAGCAGACAAAGATTTTTCATCATTTTTTGCTTCTTAACATCTGGCTTTTCAGTACATAGTTTTAAAAGTTCATCATAATATCCTTGTAAAGTGGGATAAACTTTTGGTTCATATCCAGATCCCCAAAATTTAATCATTTTAGGAGTTAATTTATATTGATCAATATCTTCAATATCATCTAAATTTTCTATTGGCTTATCTGTTTCCTCAAACCTCTCTTTGAGTGTATCTAACCAAGACAATCCGATCCACGGTTTAATTTGCACTTTGCTTGAATATGTATGAATCCGGCTCCTATGTTCACTGATTTTTCTGCTTGCTGCCAAAGGAGATTCATTAAAATACAATCCATACATCATACAAATAAATTCAATAGCTTTTTCCTCAGAACCTTCAAAAAATGAAACCATTTCAGGATAAAATTTATCAGTACATTTTCTACAAACAGGGTAGTAGCCATAATGCTTAAATAGAGGAAAATTAGTTGGTGTAAAATTGGATTGCAGCTTAGTATATTCGTTACCGCAACACCAACATTTATAGGATTCTTTTTTAGGAGTTGTATCAACAGATACATTTTTCTTGGTATTTATTTTAGTGGACGCACTTACAGCTTTCTGCGTCTGTTCTAATTTGGTTCTTGCCATAAACACCATCCTTTCATTTTCAAAATTATTTATTCAATTAAAAAAGACAGCCTTGATGACTGTCTGAAAACACATAGAAAGAGTCGGACTTTCATTTTCGAGTGAGATCGAATGTCTTGCCGTTAGACGATATGAGTGAAATAAAATAGAGCCGATTATATTCGGCTCAAAAAATTATCATAATTAATCATTTTTTTTTGTTTCATGTATGGTATTTCGCCCATTTATATATTGAAACGTAAATTCCTCTGTTTTTGTACTAATTTTATTATATTTTGGAGATATTGATAATTTTCGCAATATACTAATTCCCTGTGCTTTTGTGTCAGAAGATACATTAATAGATCTGATTTTTGTTTCATCAAAAATATGATAACCTACAGGTTCATTAAATTTGTTCGCAGAATTAGTACACTCTGACAAAAAAGTTTTTAATTCACCAGAGGTATTTTCAATTAGTGTTCTTACTTCAGTGTAAGATTCGTCTGACAACACAATTTCTGAATCATTTAATTTTAATTGTCCTCTAACAAAATCAAAGTCAAAACTTGTACTATCGTTTACATCTAATTTTGTATCTGAAATTAAAGCCCTTTGCATAATTGGTAGACGATTTGAACCACTAGATGTTGAAATCACAGTAGCAACTCTACAAACTAATTTTTGATTAAATAAAAATGTGTGTTTAAAATATAAACTGCATATTTCTCCAATATCTTTATTAACTAACACACAATAACAAGCTCCCATTGTTAATGAAATAATTAATTCTCCATAGTATTCTTTATATATAAAATTGTCATTGATATCTTTTTTCCCTGTTGATATACACATTTTTGCTTTGCAAAAATTATGATATTCTGAATCCTCGAATATAATAGTTCCTTCTAATAATGACGATTCTGATGATATTGTAGAATACAGATATAGAAAAAAAGGTTCTTCTGTTATATAACCCTTAAAGGCATGGTGAGTAGTATTTCTAATTAAAATTTGGTCATCAATATACCTTTTGTTTAATAATCCTGCATCAATTTGGTGCAAATTATCGGTAATGATTTCTTGATCGAAAGACAGTAAAACTTCTGGGTCAATTTTCAAAGAATTACATATTCTAAAAATATGCTGTAAGGTTAATTTTGTTTCTCCACTCATTATTTTAGAAAGAGTAGATTGATTAATATTACTTTCTCTGGATAATTCTAATTGTTTAATTTCGTTTTTATCCATATATTCCTTTATTCGTTTCAATACAATATTGCAATATTCCAATTCTGACATATTTGCATAATTCATATAATTACCCTTTTCAAATTTTCTTTTTATTATTATATACCATATAAAAGAAAAAGTAAATATCAAAAATATTCTAAAATAGAATAACTTAAAATTAAAAATTAAAAATTAGAAAGAATATGAAATGCTATACAAAATTCTTGTTAAACAAATATTTTTCTAAAACATAAATATATTATATAAAGTGGTTGCAAAACAGAAGGATATGCTGTATAATGCAATATATGGAAGAAAAACTAGATTTAACAAATACATACATTATAAGGGGAGATAGGTTATGAATATATTGTTTCAAATTTACATACCTGGTATCATTGCTTCATTAATTGCTGCATTTATTATATGGTTTATAAAATACATAATCACAAGAATACAGGAAAGGTCAGATTTTAATGGTGCATGGAAAATTCTTATATATGATAGCAATAATCAACTAATGAAAGAATATGTCACTGAAATTAAGCATAATAAGAAAACACATTGGATTTATGGTAGGGCTAAAAGAAAATTTCCTCAGAATGATACTTCTAAAAAATGGAAAGTATTAGGATTATTATTTGGTAAAGATATAATATGTTTAGTATGGTCAACGCAAAGCTTTGTAAGTTTAAATTGTAGTTACCTTCATCAAACAAAAAACGAAGGATATGAATACGAAGGTTTATGTTTGAAAAAAACTAATGATAAAATAGAAAAGTATAAAACTACATTATCAAAAATAGAATTATGATATCAAATAAATCAATTCATTTAAGTCAAGAGAGGGTAGTGGTTATACAACCACTACCCATTACATTGAAATCAATAATCTTTAAACCCAATAACAATATAGTTTTCTTCCAATACCTTAATTTCGCATTTATCAAATCCTGAACCTTCATCTATAAAAATAATTTTTCCGTCAAATTTATTTGAACTCATCCAACCTTTTTTATATTGAACATACTCATTTGTAATGCCTAATTTTTCATCATTATTTTTAATGCCTTGAATTGAATTTATATTCTTATAAACAACAATTCCATCATAGTTATGACATAATTTTGAAAGTGCATATGATTTTCCGGAATCTCTATGCAAATATCCATTAGAAGACAAAAAACTTTGCCCAGATGTAATGGCATCTTCAAACATAAAATACCATCTATTTTTGTCAATATCAGAAGATGTTGAGATATTCCACACCTTATGATTCTTAATATCTCCACAATGATTTTGTTCCCAAACAGCAACCTGTTTTTTACCATCTGTTTTATTTTCAGAATATTCTAAATGCCAGTCATATTCTTTAATAAGTGAGAGAGTATCTTTCAAAAGCCTAAGACAATCAATAGAACCTTTGATATTATTATCCTCTTGCAGTTTATGAAATTTCTGCTGTAATGACATAGTATCTTCTGTGAGTGTTTTGACGGTTTCATTAAAAATATTTTCTGTTTTATTCATGCATTTCCTCCAGTGGTAAGACACAACCTATTAAATATTTATGTACTTTTGTACATAAGAAAAGACTTATGAGATTTGATCATCATAAGTCCTAAAATATATTAAAAGTAATATGAATCATTATTTTAGAAATAAGCAGTCCTTTAAACTTATATATGTCTATTCGTTATAAATCATCCACTAGGATTTAATGGATTTATAATAACAGGCGTAGGATTCACCTCTACCCCATATCCTGTATAGGCATTTGGGAATATCTTTCGCATAATTTGTAAACTTCCATTTACATCTGCATTTATTAGCATATTTTGAGATTTAAATAATCCTCGTGTAATTCGTCTGGATTTATCGTAATTTTTCTTGATTGGATCTTCATTATCTAAATAACTTGTTCCAGAAGTGTAAGATTCATTTACTTCAATATAGTTTATACCGATATTTTCTGATTTATATTTTAGTTGTTCTCTAAACATATTAAATGGGATTTTCATAAAATATGTCATATGATTTGCTTGTTTCCAATATTTATTTCTTCCAACAATTATAGTGTCAATATTATTTTCCATACACCATTTTATAATATAAGCAGTAGATTTATGGATGTAATCTTTAACCCTAAAATGTCTTTTGTCATTAAGTGATTCAATTTTATGGCTCCACGTTCTACCATTTCTACTTTGTAAATCATTCATAGTCTTGTGATATTTTTTAAGATATTGGTTATTGATAGATTTTAAAATTTTACCATTTATAATAAATGGTGAGATACCAATATTATTAGATACAGTAGCCAAGTTGTCTACTCCGAGATCAATTGAAATAATTCTTGATGAATTCTGATTTAAATCATCCAATTCAATCTCATATACAATTTCCATACTGTAATATGTTTTATGATATACAAAACGCACTTGAATCAATCTACCAAGACATTTAGATTTCCATTCATAATCATTTAGTAGTCGATTTCTTATATAAACAGCATTATTGTCATATAAATATAAAACTTGATTATTTGGAAACATCCAAGGAATCCTTACATCATTATCTAATATTGATGGCAATTGAGGCTTGCCTCTATATTTGTATGGATATTTCTCATAGTCCTGAACCAATCTAAAATATGATTTCCAATTTTTATCCAATAATCTCATCACACAGTTTGCAGGTTGACTAAAACAATTTTTATATGAAGTGTATGTTTTAAACATATAATTCATATCTTTGTATTTTATATATTCGCCTGTATTTTTATAATGCTCCAATAAAACGGAATTTGCTTCGTTATATAAAATTCTTGTATTAATACACATTTCATCAATTACTTTAAATTTAGGATGTGATTTTTTGATTATTATTTGTTCAATTCTTTGTACTTTCAATAATTCTCCTTAAACAGAAAAAAGAGTCTGGTAAAATTACCAAACTCTTAATTTATATTTGTGATTTAAAAGGCAATAGAATGCTTATTCTATATATCCAATATTATCCAATCTTCATGAAATAAGTAGGTTCAGCTTTAATACAAGTCAATACAGCATTTCCAGTTTCATTTAGAAATCCATCATGTAAGTCTGGAACGGCAAAAGTGGAAACGCCATCCCCTCCAAAGTGGTTAGATGAACCAAACTGTGCTTCAAAATGCTCTGCTAAATATGGATATTCATCAATTTCGTATATAGATCCATCACAAATCAAATGATGTACAGGAGCATTTACCCCCATATAATTAATTAAATTCCCTACTGGAGTATCCTCCAAAGAGTTTTCCTTTTCTGAATATCCCAAAGGGTCTATTATTATTGGTCGTCCAATCTCTTTTACTGATAAAGAAGCTTGGTTTATACGTATTATTGTATTGCTGTTATTATCTATAGATTTAATCCATATTGTATCATTGGCTTCTGGTGTGTAAATACATGAAATAGAACATGGATTATTCCAAGTATCTGGATAATTGCCCGCTAATAAAACAAGCGAACTAGAAACCCTATTGTTTTTCTTGTCGCTAAATACTGCAATGGACAAATCTGAAACTATACTTGTTTTTGCATAAATATGAAGAACAATTTCATAAGTTTTTCCAGCCTTCAATGGAATTTTTTCATTTATCATTTGTATATTGCCATCAAACAATGTATTAAACGGAATCTTTTGCCCATAGGAAATGTTACAATCAATGCAAGGGGAAAAAGAGTTATTGATAATATATTCTCCATATTCTAATTCTGTATTGACAAATTTTTCGTAACGTTTGATAGAAGAAAGCTGTTCCTCAATAGAAACAATTTTTTCGCTTTCAGAATTTACATATAACCCATCCTCTTTTTTCGTAACAGCATTGTTTTCTTCTACACTTATGGAAATATTATTGTCAATATATTTTTCCTGTTCTAATTTTTCAATTACTTTATTTGTAACTTCATTAATGTCAATATTGTTGCTTTGTTGACTATTTCCTTTATCAAAATAATTATTATACTTTATACAATATGAAACTGCCGTATTAGTTGGTCGTGTCATATATGCGGTTTCTGCTTTAGCGACAGAAAAATTACTAGCAGGAGAATATAAATTAATGGTAGCTGATGTTTGTATATTCCCATCTTTATTTTGTGGCATAAAATCTTCTGGATTTGTAGTTTGATTGTTGTAATAAGAAGCAAGGTACTTGTTATTTGAATCAATTCCAGAAAAAGGTATTTGTGTAGGATTCTGATGTACACCAACTGCTGCACCTCTACCTGTATTTCTAGTAGCTGTACCACTACCACGTAAGAATTCACCTCTTAAATCAGGTACAGCAAATGTTGTAACTCCATCTCCGCCAAAAAAGTTCATAGAATCAAATTGCTTTAAGAAGTGTTTGGCGAGTTCTGGATAAGAATCAATATCATAAACAGTACCATCACAAATCAGATAATTATTTGGACAATCTTTCCCCATATAAGATATAATTGTACCTATTGGTATATTAGAAAAATTTCTACTATCTTCTAATTGTTCATTATTTTCTAGTTTGAAGAGACGTGATTCTATATCTGCAAACCAATTTTTTAAAGGTGGTTCTATATCTAAAAAATCTAAGGAATTTTCAACCTTAATAGTAAATGGGATGGTTTTTAATGCGTAATTTTGTTCTGCTTCTGTTCCTAAAAAAACGATAGCAGCAGTAACAGTTCCGCTTTTATATGTAACTGAATCAGATAATATCCATGAAAATCTTAAAAAATCATTGTTATATTGAGTATTCACTGAATCTTCTGTAAATGTGCCTATTTCGTTCTTAACTATAAATTTAATATTTTTAGTAAGTAAATCTACATTGTCATAATATCTCTTTATTTCAAATGTAATAATATTTGAATATGTATCACCACATACAATTTTACCGATGTTTTTTATTTCTGGTACTTTTTCTGTGATTTTAACAATCTGGTGTTCATCAACCATAGAAGATTTTATGATATGACCTTCTAAGTCTACAAATGTTCTATTATCCATTTTGTAACCTCCTTCTTGTATTTTCGATTTATTTAGCAAACCGACCTAACATAGAAGTCGGTAAATATATAACGGGAAGAGTAGGATTTGAACCTACGGTACATTTCTGTACACCAATTTAGCAAACTGGCACAATAAACCGAACTCTGACATCTTCCCAAGAGAATAGGAGAGTAGTGATTAACTCTCCATAATATAGACAATTATTCATTTGAATCAGAATCAAAAATCATATCTAAATTATAATCTTCAATGACAACAGGAATAATCTGCTTTCTATTATATGTATCAAGAAGGCTAATGTGATGTAGAATATTTAAGATACTTCGTTTAATTTTATATAATCCTCATAATACATCCATTTTAGTCTTTCGCCTGTTATTGGGTGTTTTCCAGAAGTCTTACTTTCACCCCTACAACAAGCAGATAAAGATGATTTACTAACACCACACCATTTTGAAGCTGAAGATGTATCAAATACTTCTAAGGTATTTAGACATATTAGTTGCTTAGATAATTTTGTCCATCTTTTATTGAGCCGTTGAATAATATAACAATCAATATCTATTTTATTTTTAATCAATTTGTTATAATCTTCTTTATACATCCATATTAAGTAATTACCAAATTCATCTATACCGCCTGTCATATAATTATTCTTACAACAACCACAAATTAGATTTATATTTATACCCGTTAATTTAGAAGCATCAGAAATTGAACTATAAAGTTTTTTATTATTTAAACATACAACTTCTTTTTCAATAGTGGAATATCTTTCTTCAACCGGGTTATAATCACATAATCCAATTTGAGAACCAAATTTCAAATAGTTATATATGGTAAATCTATTTATTTTAGTTATTTTTGAAATTTCTGGTAATATCTTTGTCTTATGCATGTAAACATCACATACTTCTTTAATTTTACTTGAACATGCATTTTTATTTATTTTATAACTGTTTAAACTATCAAAATCCATCATCTCTGATAACTTGCTGTTTTTTAAAGAATTTAATATATAGGTGTATTCACTACGACAACAATTTATTCTAATTATTTCACATCCATTTTCTGAAGCAAGTTTATCTTTTAATCTGTCAATTTCTTGTCGCTGTTCTAATGTATATTCATAATCCCTATTTGTTTTTTTATAATGAAATCCACCATCCATCTCTATAATATATTTTTTATTATTATGTACAAAATAAAAATCATATTCTGGATGATAGGGATTATTATTGTAATAAAAAAATTGATTTTCAAAAGAAAAATGATATGTATATGGAATGTTGAAATGTGTTAGTATGGCATTCATTAGTTTCTCTGGGTAACTGAATCCATCATTACAAAAAGGACAGTATACAATATTATAAGTACTTACATTATAAATACTTTTCCCATGAACAACAGAACCACAACATTGACACAACCAAGATGTTTTATGTTTTGACGAAGGCCAATACTTATAACCTTCATTTTTATCATATAGCATCTGTGCGATGTCGGGACGCTTACTCCATAAATCATTGACACCTACCATTAATATACGGTTACAACAGACAGGACATTTGGAATTATTTTTTAACATTATTTCTGTGATTTCATAACAGTAATTATCTTTTACACATTTTACTTTATATCTTTTTTCATATGTGCCATTCTTTTTAGGACTTTTAATTTGCTCTAATATAATTCTTTCATTTATAATATCACCAACACAATATCGAAAACCATAATGTGTGGTATCAATTATTTTTCCAATTTGCCCATTCAATAATGCACCTTTTGTTAAAACATATTTTTTATCATTATATTCAACTTTAATATAATTTTTATTTATAGTTTCTAAATATGTTAATGTATAAATGATATTATCATATTTAACTCGAAAATTTACATTTATTGATTTCTGCCAATCTATCCTATTATATTTTAAAACAAAGTCTTCTTTAAATAATTTCTTTTGAATCATTTTTCGCTACTCCTTAATTCATTTACTTATTTATTCTCTGTTTGAATAATAATCAACTAATAATTCAAACAGTCTTTTTTCCTTTTTGAATTTCCAAGTTGTTATTCCATTAATATCAGTTTTTGCAAATAGAAAAGAGATGCCATTATCAATCAGATAAAACATCTCTTTTCTATCTTGAGTGCCGTATTCTCTATCAATTTTTTTCAAAATACAATATTACTCCTTTATTCGATTTTATCCAAATCCCAAAGTAAATCTACACCATACTCCTTTACATCCACAAACTTTAATTGAGATAAGTTATATGTTTTTAAAAGTTCAACACATTTTTTCTCATATTCAACTGGGTCAGACTCCTCAAAAATTACACTTGAATATGTACCAAGTCCAATTTCTGTATAAACATTTTTAATTTCATGAGTATCTGGGTCTTCAACTTCTTCGGTTCTTGTTTCAGTATCTTCTTTTTTTATCTTTAAAAAATTCCATTTTTGTTTATCCTTTTCATCTTGAATTAACACACTTAACATATATCATACATCTCCTCTAAATTACAGTTTCAACAGTGCCTTCAATATTAGCAGCATTTTGTTTTCTTGCCTCGTCTACAAGTTCTTGGATTTTTGATTCGACTTTATCCACCCAGATAAGAGCTTTTGCTTTACTTAAAATTTCTATATTTGGAATAGCGGTTGTTAATTCTTTAATAGACATTTTATTACTGTCTAATTCCAGAACAAGATTAAGATTTTCATCAACAACAAAAGATTTATCTACAAGTTTAAGTGTTACTGTTTCTCCATCAGGATCGTCATCGGATACAATTTCTGGCATACTATTTGTTACTTTAATATTTGCAGAAAAATCAATATCACCATATTTAAGTGTCTTAGTGTAATCATGCAATGCTTCTTTTGTCTCATCGGCAATTTCTACACATACAATGCTTGCTGTTATCACATCATGTTCAGTATCAATACTCCTTGCTAATTTCATATTTTTCTCCTTTTTATTTTAATGAATTATGTAATTTGTTAAGACCAATAATAAAGTTTCTTAGAGTTTCTTTATTAATTGCACATTGTAATTGTGGGATATCTGCTAGGACTGTATCACGGACTACTAAATTCATTACATTTAATTTTTCATCTACCATCATTTCGGCTTTTGTTTGATCGCCAAGCAGTATCTCTATGGATTGGACAGTTTGTCCAGAATCTTTGGTTATCATACGTACTTGGCCTGGCTCTAACTGAAAATTATCCAAATTTAGCTGCATTAATTCACCTACCTTCTTTATATATTTCCAATTTTATACAGTGGGTAAGAGAGGACTCGAACCTCTGGTGTTTCTTTGTGGGGCATTTACAGTACCTTGCATTCGCCACTATGCTACTTACCCATGAAAAATAGGAGAGTATAGAAAACTCTCCTGATATGTTCTGTCTTTTCAGAATGTCGGATCAGAACATCAATCATTCGATATAAAAATTATCATTAACGCAGATGTCACGAACCTCTCAACACTTTCCTTGGCAGTTGTCAGCCTATTATAGTTTTGATTGTTACTATTTAATTGACAATATATGGGATATTTTGTAGAATAATAAGTGCAAGCAGCGTCCAACGTTTCATTTTGGCTAGATGGACGGTTAGGCGGTTGAGTCACGTCGGAACAGCGATGTTCTGTTTATCGGATAGATACCCTTGCTAAGAAAGGAGGGTGATAGAAGAAGTGACAATTTGTGAACTAATTGTAATACCGTTAGTTATTGGCATTGTAAGCGGAGTAGTATCAGCTTACATAGTCAAGTTCCTTGATAAAAGGCACAAAAATAACCGCCATGAGAAGTAAAGCGGTTACTTTTGTGTTAATATTCATTTATTAGCCATAACCAACCAAATTACGGCTCAACCGTCTAACGGATGCTGTTTGTTTTATTTATAGAGTCTTTTCTATACTCATTATCTTAAATCAATTCCAGTATAATGTCAACTGGTTTATCGGTATATAATTCTTTATAATGCCATGTATCTCTATATATTTTAATACATTGCAAATAGAATGTCCACTTGAAATTGTAGTTTCAAAGTGATTTATACAAAAGCATCATCTGCATCTTCTTCATCTTCTCGCACAACATATATTTTTGTCGTTTCACTACTTTCATGTCCTAATAATTTTTGAGCTGTTTCTATAGATCTGTTTTGATAACATACAAGATTAGTTGCCCGTGAAGCTCTAAAAATATGTGGATTTATTCTACGTCCCATTATTTGAGTAAATAACCCTTGACACCATCCATTAAATGTGTCTTCTCCTACTTGGCGAACATCACCATTTGAGTGTTTTATTACAAACATATAAGGACAATCATCATCGCCACGTACTTCTAACCACTTGTCTAAGAATCTCTTTACATCTTCTCCGAATTGCAACTTACGAACTTTCCCTTGGCGACTACGTCCCTTACAACGAATATCATGTGTTTTATACGAAACGGATTCTACTTCGTGTTCAATTCCTTCTTCATCAGTAATTGTAATCATCTTTCTCTTTGGTTCATAATTCACAACCTCTTTAAGAAGCTGCCTGGCTTCAGCCCTACGACAGCCTGTTGAATATGTAAACTTAACATATGCCAATTTTTCCCATTCTTCACGCTTTTCTAATTCTTCACAAAGATAATTAATTTCATCAGGAGTAAGAGGAATTTTTTCATGAACTTTTCCTGTTAATGCTATCCTTTGCTCTGTTGTCACATAATTCCGGAATAAAGGATATTCTTCCTCATAAAATGACTCTATAAATTTATTAAATGCACTAACAGACGATTTTTTAAATTTCATAGCAGAATCAGAAAGCCCACGATTATTTAACCAATTCAGATATCTAAGAAATTCTTTTTTCTTAATTTCTGTACAATTCTTATCTCTTAGATTCTCATGCACCCACCAAAAGTAAATTTTTAATGCGCTGGTATAACCAATCAAACTTTTTGGAGATAAATGAGTTTGATTACTGAGGTAATCAGCGACCATATCTCTGTTAAATTTATTTACTTGCGACCACATTTCATCAGTTATTTCATCAGATCGTTTAGCGATTTCTTCACCCAATAATCTCACTTCCTTTCATTACAAAATAATAAAAAAGACTTGCCACCTAGAGATAAGGAATATCCTTGTAATTCTCTTTATCTGTCTAACTGACAGACCATAAATTATTTACATTACATATTTCTCCAAACAAATAAGGCTCACACTCATTTTTTTGAGTGCAAGCCTTTCAAAAGCTTTGCTCAAATATCAGATACTATAAATTTAATTTTCCAACTTTTCCATCAACTCTCTCACAGTAATTTCCTCTCCAATAGATACACACTCATCTAAGCGATAGAAAAGTAGTTCTTTGAGGATTGTTAATTCATCGTCTATGAGGTCTACGGATTTTACAATTTCATTATACAATAGTGTCACCACCGATCAGATTAAGCTTTTATAGCATCCTTTAAAGCCTTGCCAGCCTTAAACTTGGGAGATTTAGAAGCCTGGATCTGAATGGATTCACCTGTTTGTGGGTTTCTGCCAGTTCTAGCAGCACGTTCTACAACCTCAAAAGTTCCGAAACCTGTAATGGAAACTTTATCTCCATCAACCAATGTATCAGCAATAATATTAGTAAAGGCATTCAGTGCCTTTTCAGCATCCTTTTTAGAAATTTCAGCCTTTTCAGCCATACCTGTGATCAATTCTATTTTATTCATATAATTTTTTATTCCTTTCAATTTTCAATCTTTTTTAAAAGTGAAATAGCGGCACCAACAATTCCCTATCTCCGAGCCGTCTATTAATTTGGGTGTAGTACGACTAATGACCACCTCTGCCAGTTGGAATTAATGTGATATGATATAGTAGTGACGCTATATCGTTTCGTCAAAACGGACTACTCAAAAGTAGAAGAGTAGTCCTGTTTTCCATAGTCACTTATGTGCATATAATATAAAAACTGTGTCACTCGTACACAGTCTACTTTGTCATGAAATTAGTATTCTATTTGTTAATCTAATGAAACAGGATAACAAGACTTTATCCCATCACGATCAATTACGCAAACCATTTGTGAAGGCTTTCCACTAAGTCTCTTAGAAATGGTATAATCATCAGTGGTTCCGCTAAAACTGCCACTTCTAATAATTTTTACGTTTGCAATATCATCATATGAACATCTATGTAAATGCCCATAAAAGATTCCTTTTGGTTTGAAATTAAGCATCATAACCAATTTAGATACGCCAGTCTCAGAATAACTATCCCAATCCCCATGTACTAAAAGATATTCATTTCCACGAATAACACAAGTAGCAATAGTAGAATCATAATTTTCACTATCAATAAAAACTACATTCTGTAAATGATTTAATTTTGCTTTCATATACCAAGGGATAAGATTATCCAATCGGTTTCCTCTAAGAACCTGATCCTTAAATGAAGTTCTTGAATGATTTCCAGCTACACCATTTATATATACGCTTCTAAAATGTTTACTCAATTCATAAATAAATGCAGAAATTAATTCCGCACTCTTTTGGATTTGATCAGTGACATTTTCTCTATTTTCCAATTGCGTTGTAAAATGGATTTCGCCATTAAGAATATCACCTAATATACCAACATACGCATTTTCCGACTTGTGTATAGTTTGTATTTCAATTATTTTTGAGAAATACTGAGATAATCTATTAGCAGCAATGTCGGAATTATATTTTCCGAAATAATTATCTGTGTCAATTCCTAAATGAAAATCAGATAAACAGATAAATAAATCATTGTCAGCAGATGCAATAAAATTATTCACTGGTGGAAGAGTGGTAGAACCATTCTTTTTGATTAGGCGTTCTAATTTGGATAAATCTTCTTCAATTCTTGCATTTTCACGTAATGTTTTATTTAGGGCTGTACGCTCATCAAAAAGTTTTTGCTTTTCCTTCCTTATATCTTGTTTCTGAATCTGTAACTCTTTAAAATAAGAATCTTCATCTTTACAAGTCTTAAAAGCGTTGGCATCTAAATATCTTTTTGCTTGCTGATAGGGCTTTCTATAAGCTGCCTCGCTCCTGTACTCAGATTCGTCAGACCTAAATTCTGAATTTATAATTGCAGCTATTTCTTCCCATTTCATGTCAAGAGTACCAGCATCTTTAGCAGAACCAAGTCTAAATATAAACTGTTCCTCATTTTCATTCTCTAATCTATGTAAGTCAATAATAGTAGTCACCTACTTTCATTCTTCATCAAACATCGAACTAGAAATTGGAGCAGCTCCACCCAATTTAAGATCAATAGCCTGTCCAACATACTGTTTAAACATATTTACAATACTAATAGGAGCGTCAAATGCTTCCTCATTCACTAAAACTAATTCGCCATTGATTTCCTCAACTCTTGCACCTACAATATTTTCAATTGTTTGATGTGTATTATCTAATTTTGCCATTTAAAATATTCCTTTCATATATTAATTTTATATTTCTAAACTTTTATTTTTTCAAATTGTTTGGCTATTATCGGAGAGCCTTGCTACGGAGGACTGTTTGTACAAAACAGACAAAATGAATTGCTGAAAGCACAGGAGTCGAACCTGTTATTTGATGGGTATGAGCCATCCGTGATAATCCGTTTCACTCGCCAGCAATGCGTCTATTGGGACTCGAACCAAAAACCTATCGGTTAAAAGCCGATTACTCTACCAATTGAGTTATAGACACAAAAAAGAACAAATGACGATACTGCAAGAATAGCAGCACCGCCACCTGTATAAGAGATGTACTCCTTATAAACGCCTCTGATTCAGGATAACTCTCGTATAATATTATAGGGGAGTTAGAATCAAAATCTACTTCCAGAGCATGTGAAGTCGTACAGTCTCGCTTGGTGAACTTAACTGGTCTATATCACGTTTCACAAGTTTTTCATGTAACATCACACCAACTAAAATATAGTCACATGTTAGACGAAAACAATTTGGGATAATCGAGAACCATCTAATCAATTTAAATGTCCTATAGACGATGTTTCAATGCTGGCAATAAATTAGTACCGATGTACTTTTGACAGGTAATCTCAACCTAAATATTTCAAATTACAACCTTTGTTTGTTCAAACCACGTAGGATAAATCATTGTTCTGTTTTTATATTATAGCCCACAATTCCTAGAGGTTATTGTGGTACATTCCGAGGAAAGATAAATTTTATTGTTTATCGAAATATCCATTCAATTTTCTATTATAATATCTTGTAATTTTAGGCTTTGCCCAAATTCTGGACTTACAAACTATATCATCATATGTATGAATTTCTTTTTCTGGAAGATAATTACATTCCAAACTTAATCCATCCATTAATTTAACAGTCATGTTTTCTGATGAGGTAGTAGAAGATAAATAGTCGAAAACAATTTTCTCTGCCGTTTTAAATATTTTTCGGACTGTCGCTATATCTATATCTTCTCTATTTGCTATTTGTTTTACTAGATTTTCCTGTGTAACAATCAAATAAGCATCATACCTCCAATCTGGTATCGAATTCGATTCGCGAGAATCATATCTTGCTTTGTAAAAAATAACATCGTATTTCCTCCATACTTAGTTATGTGTGATATGTTGCTTCTCTTATACACACATTTCATAGTCCACTATAAATGGGTTATTTATTTTAGAGTATTTTATTTAGACCATAAATAATGGACTATTTTTCAAGATTCACATAAGTGGAATTTTATTATTTTTCTTTCTTTCTCTATCCCACTTTCTTCTATATTCCTTTTTGCATGAATCACATCTTGTAGATTTTGATTCAATAGGTAATTCAATCCATTCTCCACAATCAATACATTGAATAAATTTAGTTTTCTTTATTTCAATATTTTTCTCCAAACTATTTACTGCATATTGACCATAGCAGAACCAAAGTAATTGTTTATAACGCTTACCTTTTCCATATAAATATTCTAATAACATATCTGTGATGGTTTCTTCTGAATATCCAAACCTAGCAAATTCATCTCGAATTTTGCAAGCAATATATCTAAGATTATCTATATATTCATCTTTCATATTGATCATATAACGGTATTGTTTGTTTAACTCGTCATATAAATCCGAAACTTCTTTACTACAAATAATCTGAGGATTAGACATCATATACTTATAATTGATAGTATCTAACTTCAAGCCACGAGTATTTATTGGCTTATTTGGAATCCTGTCATATATCTTATTTACAAAACTTTCATTACGCTTTTTTACCTGAGACTTTTCTTTATCTTTCGCATATTCAAAGAATGCTGGTAATTTACAGTTTGTATATTTAGCAATCTGTTCGTTTATTTCGTGAGGAAATTCTGGCTTATATAAAGTCTTGGCGTAATCAATCACAAAATTATTTTGACAGCATAATCTTTTTACACAATCAATCGCTTCTGATTTTTCAGCGTCAGTACCAAATGTAAACACCTCATTATTCCATATCTTAGAAATATTATTACTATAAATGCCAATATTCCCACCTGTGAAAGCAGCATTAAGTCCAGCATAGATATTCTTATTATTAAGCTGAGTAGGTTCTGCCTTTCGCATATTATAATAAAGGGGAACAATGCCATTCATATTGCGTTCTGCAATTCTTACAAAATCTTGATCAGCTACAACGAGACTTTTATCTCCATCAACATCATACATTAGTATTTTACTGATTAAATCATGTGTACTAGCATATATACCATCCGTAGTAAACCATTCTCGAATTAATTTAGATCTATCACCATAAACCTCATTAGCAACATTAAATCTAATAGCATGTTCTTTATACAAATGAGGACTTCTCAAACAATCCAACTTTTCATATCGCTTAAATAACCAACAAAATACTTCTTTGTCACTTAATAAGCCAGTAGGAGTGTCAATATGTCCAAACCAAAACTCACAAGCAGCGTAGAAGTCAGGAAGTAAAAATGTATATTTCCCATTTACCTCAAGTTTTCCACTACGATATTTTTTCAAGAGACTATTCTTTACTTCGCGGATCACATCTTTAGCATATGAATCATTGAGCAGAGCTGGATACATTTTTACAGCCTTTTGAAAAGCAGTCATATTCGTATTGTATGGTGTAATTCCCAAAATATCCATCATAGTATCTTTAGACGAACAAACATTACTAATGCGTTCAGATGATTTTTGAATTAGTAAATCAATCTCATCATCAGAAATATTTGTAAGCGTCTGAAGCATCTGGTAATTTATTTTAGCATTTTTAATTCTGTCTTCTTCAACATTACATTTACCAGCACTACAATGATATTTTTTAAATGAATCCTTATATTCGTCCCATGAGTCATAGAATTTTGCCATCTTAAATTGGGATTTTGTGAAGATAATCTGTATATCTTCTTTAATAACATCATGCTCCTGACCATAAATATCTATGATAATAGGAGAGTAGTCATTAACTTCTATAAACTTCCTAAAATTAAACACACCTAATAAACCCTTAATCCAAGGCGCACGAAACATGAAATTTTTACTAGAAACTGATGGAAGGATCATGCCAGCTCCATCTGTATGAGGAATTGGCACATAATCCGTTTTTCTCGTAATCGAGTAATCCGTTTCATCCACAAAGTCGAAAATGCCATATACATCAGTTTCAAAATCATCCACCACAATAGACTTGTCAATGTTAAATTCTTTCCACTCATCAGTAGCAGAATTAGTTAAAGCCATATAAGCTAAGTGTTTATTGACGTTATTTCCACCTTTTGAGTTAATTTTATCTATTGTAAGACCACACATAACAGTCTTTTCTATTTCATTCCATACAGATTCTTTAATGAATACCGCTTTCTTTTTTCGAATCTGTCCAGCAGAAGATGTAAAATATTTATATTTCTCGCCTTTATATGTAAACCCGTAAAAAGATATATCTTTAAATACGTCAAAATAATAAACCTGTACCACAATCAAAACATCTGTTAATTCATCTTGCTTAATATCAATAGTACGACTAAGAGCAGAATCAAATACGGATATAATGTTTGTATCGTTCAAACTATCTTCTTTGATGGTGCGAAGATGATCTTTCCCGTCTGTCAACTCATTCTGATTCATTTTGTTAGATAGAAGAGTAAGTAACTTTTTTTTTGATTCCTTCGCCTTTTCTCGTTTGTGCCTAATTAGTCTTGACCAATGTAAATATTCAGAAACAGTGTTATAAGAAGATTCAATGATGTCAACTTCTTCTGTCTTGTCATTTTTCAGATTCTTAATATCGTCTTCTGTATATCCAAACTGTTTTAATTGTCTTTCAATTTCTGGTAGATTATTTTGAACATAATTACGTTCTCTACGATATTTACAATTCATATCATGTAAATATTTCTCGTGATTGCTGTAAAAATGTCCAGTATCTACAGAATACATATTATATTGTTTATCTAGCAATTCGTACCTCCATTAAATTCCATTACATTCCCAAAAATCTTCCATAGAATCATATCCATGTCCTACAATTGAATCACAAAACATTTCATATCCACAAAAAGAATCATCTGCATCACTGCGACAACTATCATAGTTATCACAATCTGCACATATCGGAATTTGTTCAGGAGAGTATTCACTATCTTCGCAATTTTTATATTTACATTGTGCCCAATGTTTTATAAAATCATCTTCGTCAGATATTTTTTCTTCTTCAATTCTTGTATCATATTTATCGAGACATTCTTCACATATACTATTTGAATAATCATCACCCCATATAATACAATCATCACAAAAATACTCGTGACAATCATAACAAAATGGGATTTCATAACTATCATATAGTAAATCTTTGTCTTGCTGTTCATTTGTAATTAATGGTGTTACATTTTCTCTATACTCATTTGAATCATTAAATGTATATCCAATTAATTTTCCACAACAGTGGCAATATAGAGGTTCCCTTTTAGTTATAATAGGATAAGATGACTGAAGCATTTCAAATACTTTTGACATGATCTTTCTGCTACCTTTAAAAATATTTGCATAATATCCATCGTTTAATACATAACAATTTTTGAAAAATTGTTGTGTATATATGAAATTAATACTAACAGACAAATTATTATGATTAATACATAATTCAATAAATTCATTTTCTTTAAAAATATTGATTTTATAGTCTTTTATATTGAAATGCGCGAATAAATCTTCTTTCAATTTACAAATATCATTTTCATAAAGATAAAACATGATACTTTTATACTTGTATTTCTTCATCTAAACACCTTCCTTTCATTGAACCAATGAAATTTCTATTCTAAGTCATTATCCTCGAAATTATTATTATCGAGCAATGACTGATATTTTTTTGCAAGCAGCTTTCGTCTTTCTTCATAATCATACATTTCCTGAAGACGGATCAAATCTGTATCAAACTTTTCCAACTCAGCGACCATCTGGAGTTCAAAGTTATTAAAATGGTTCCTTACAGGCTCATCTTTAGGCAGACAGTGTTTAAAACGATAGTCTGATGCACTCATGCCAATAATGATTTCGTTAAGTAAGTTAGCTTCTCCCATAAATACTCCCTGATCACCACGCTTTTTACACCAGTCTGGCATTGTAGGCATCAGTTCCTTTTTGGATAGGTTAATAATCTTGCGATAATTCTTGTAATGTTCTAAAGTTTCCCATCTATCAATATTCCACAAGCGTCTTACTTTAAACGCTTTGTCAATAGCGATAAAATATTTACGGGAAATGCGCCCAATTTTATTATTCTCTACCATAGACAATTCCTTTGCCACATCAAGAGTAAGAGAGTAGTCAGTAATATTATGACCACCTCTACCTTTGCTCGCCCGTTTTGGCGAGCAAAACTTATAATCCTCATTCTCGATAAATTCATATTTATTAATTCTACCTTTTATCCAATTTGTGAAATCTTTACCAACTTTCAATTCCTTATGTAATGTCCTCGCATCAATCCAGGAACCATCTTCTTGCTGTAACACAGGAAGCAACTTTTGATAATCTAATATAATTTTAACTTCAGACTCCTTCAAATCTCCATTTTTGACATATTGCTTCAATTCTTCTTCTTTGAAACTATTCTTTCTTAAATTATTATTGTTTTCGTTCATCATTCTTTCCTTCCATTTTCAAGTTGTATTTTGCATAGTTTTAATCTTATAACCAAGCCATTCAAGTAAGTCCCTCATTCCATAAAAACATTCATAATGTCTATATTCACCATCTAAATTTTCAATATATTCTTCACCATCATAGATTCCATCACCACAAGCAGAACAATAATAACTCGCTTTTGGTGGAGTATAATTTGGACATCTATAGCTATGTCCGACGCTCCTTCCACAAATCTCACACAATCTTATGCCACACCTCCAATATTATACTTCTCTATTTGTTCATGAACATAACCATCGTTAGTGGTATAGTAAATATCTCTGATTCCTAAGTCTTTAATAGCTGCCATACAGGAAGGGCATGGGCGAGATAATCCAAACGGTTGATCCTTCCTGATGCGATATATGTACAATTTTACTTTTGCAAAATTAATATCTAAATTCTTAATAGAATTAATGCAATTAATCTCAGCATGTAACTTTGGTAACAAAGAATCTGAAGGCTTTCTATATCTATTATAAAATTTTTGAGTTGGATGGGTTTTATTGCAATTGCATCCGATGCCAATAATACTACCTTGATAAACAGCTATACACCCAATGTGGGTTTTATAATAATCAGATGTACTGGCAGTTTGCTTTGCCTTGTCAAAATATCTATAATCGTTTTTGGTTATCATTTATCCTGCCAGTCTTTCCTGCTCAAATAACTCATTACCACGCTCAAAACATGCTAATTCATATTCATAACGTTCTACAAAACGGTCAAAATATTTTTTGTCTGTTTCCATATCAGCAACATTAGCAGCCTGATATACAATTCTGCAAATGTTTTCTATAATCGTATCTTTGGTTCCTGAAATGTATTGTGTATCTACTTTTTTAGAAGATAACCTCATCCGATCTTCAATATCAGTATTTCTCAACCACATAGATAGCGAATATTTATCTTTCTTTTTATCAAAGTAATATGCACATTCTGCGACATAACCCTTATATCCCCAATTAGATAAATTGATTTCAACAGTCTGTCCTTTACATTTTGGCTTCATCATTTCTTTTAACATTTTTAAATATCCTCCATAATTTAAGTTGTACGTTAGAATTTTCAGGTTAATTATGTTCATTGATATTTTTATCATTGAATTTGTTATAATTTTCTACGCTAATATACATCATTGAATTTCTGGCAAATAACGGTATCTCAGTTGTGTTTGCTTGCCTGATATTTTCTCATACGTTCACCAGCAGCAATTTTCTGTTCTTCAGATAGTTCTCTTTTCTTTGCTCTAAAACTGATAAGAGTTTTATCTTCAACACGATATGTCTTACCTCTACCTGTATCAGCGGTGAGAGAGTACATATCTGGACTTGTCTTACATAATTTATCTAACTTTGTCATATATGTAGTATCTGAGGTATAGATTGTGGCATAATCTTCATCTCTCATAAAATTGATACATACTTCCTGTTCTGAAACGGATACTGAATTTGATAGTTTTGGCTCATCAATAGTTATTTCTTCATTTTCATCAATGTTTATGTATCCAGATTTACTTGCCATAATTTTTATTCCTTTCAATACCTTCTCGATTTTTCTTCCAAAGTTTTTCTTCTCTTTGCTTATCTGTTTCTATACGACTTGCTATTTGAGATCCGTTCGTATTATCTTTTCCTCGATAATCTGTATTGAAATCGGAAGGGTAAATTAGTCCTCCAAATTTTGTGTGATCTACTTCATAAATTCCGTATCTGTTAGTTGTCTGTGTCATTAGTTGCTGTAAGTTCTCCTTTTCTGTTTGATATAATTTTTGATATTACATTTGTTTTAGTTGTTGTCATAGTCTTTATTTCTCCTTTTTGGTGATAGAGTAGTAGTGGAGATGATGGATATTGATTCATGTTTACAATGCTTATTTCTATGTTGCAGAATTAGTCTTGGTAAAATTTTTTACTTACATAATTTTGAGTTCTCAAGAATAAAATTCCATATTCCAATTCCTTCTCATAGTTATATTCTTCTTTTGTACATTGAATTATTTGATTATTTCTCCATATATACCGATAAGGACAGATATAAATAATATCATCAGTGTGCCAATTATCATTGGAATCTTTATATCTTGGCATCCTATGGGTTTTTATTAAACCAAGTTGTTCTAATACTTCTGTTGCTTTTGCAATCATTTTTCTATCACTACCTATAAAAGCAGCTATAGACTGAAACTGTGAATAAAATATTTCTGGTTTATTCTTTTTAGATTTTTCGGAATGTCCAGATGATTCATTCGTTCTGATCCAAGTAAATGCCTTTATATAAGATAACAGAAGAAATAATATACTTTTGTTAAGAGGTTTATATGGTGATTGATACTTATTTATTTCCTCTACTTCAAAATCATATAAAATACCAAAATTGTTTTTTGGATTCATTTTTTCCATATTAATCAATGATGACTGAAAGGTATTCTGTATATATTTCTCTTTATCAAAGTCAATGATGTATCCATTTTCAAAGAACCAATCCATGCAATCTCTAAACTTGGTAAAAATATTTTTTTCAGTACCCCTATGCCAGTTTGGTTTATACTTACACCACTGAATCATATAAATAGGAGAGTAGTGAACAACGTTTTCCCATGTTTGGTTATAATTTAAATAGAGCAAAGCCGATAATCTGTGTTCTGGTAAAGTATTTGCCAAAATTACTTCTTTTGGAATCTTTACAAAACGATTTACTGTATCTGGTAATTCTAATGTAGCTGTTGGTGATTTATTATTCTCTATATAAAAAACGCCTCCTTCCTTATACCCACTTAGTTTTTCTGTTTTTTACACGATCATATTCTGTTTGTAATATTTGTTTTCTCTCTTCGTATGAGTAAATTTCCTGAGAAATAATTAACTGTGCATCATATCGTTCTAATCTTTCTACATCATCTAATTGATCTTCAGAAAAATAATTTCGTATCTGTTCATTAGAAGATATATTATGTTCTTTACGATATTGAGTAGCCGACATTCCAAGTATCACAGTATTTAATAATGAAAACTCAATAGAGTATAAATTGCCATTAGTAATCCATTCAGGAACACCATTAAGTAATTCTTCTCTTTTTGTGATCAATGCACCTCTTAATTCTTTGCAATTAATTAAGGTGTTCTTACGATTTTGATTCCAATTGGTACGATTTTTAAATGCTTTTTCTATAATAATGAAATATCTTCTAACCAAAGCTCCGATACTTGTACGCTCAACCATTGCTAACTGTTTTGCACAATCAAGAGTGAGAGAGTAGTCCAGTGTCTCTTTGGGCTGTAAACCGCTATTTTTCACGGTTTCGTACTTTCTGGAAACCGTAAAATAATCAATCTCTTTTATCAACTGGTAAGAATTGATACGATTTTCAATCCAATCTGTAAATTTCCAACCATTATTTAATTGTTTATGTAAGTCTCTGGCATTAACCTTTGAGTCATTTCTATCAGACTGTAAAATGGGCAAAAGTGCCTGATATTCAAGGATTGTAGAGATTTCATCATCTGGCAATCCATATTGTTTTAATTCTTCCTTAGTAAATTTTCCATCTTTAAATGACTCACTTTCATATACTTTTTCTTTTCTTAGTTTTTTGGTATTTTTGTTTGTAATTCGCATAGTTTTCTTCCTTTCATTTTCTGTAATTTTTAAGGTATATCACATCAGAATGTGATATACTTGAGGGAAAAATGGCAAAGTATATCACATTGTAGTGTGCAAAATCAGCCGTCTTTTTATAATAAGAGACTGTAATAATAAATAAAGACTACTATCGTAATGAATTATTCGTATACACTCATAATTCATTACTCTCTTAAAAACTTTTTGATTGTTGGTGGTTAGTGTTGTAATAGAGATGGTGTATATAATCTACTTCTCCAAATATTATTTAACTTTTATTATTTTTTAAAATATATCTCATCTATAATTTAGCTATCAAATATTGTTTTCTCTCTTACAATTATGTTATCCGAAAGTAATTCATATTTATCCAATAAACCATCAACCATAGATTCAAACAATTTTCTTACGTTTTTGTCGTGTTCTATTGCGTCTAATGTGAAACAGTTATCAAGTCCGTTATCATAACAGTAATCATCTACAATCTGATTTATCTTTATATTTGGGTATATATTGTGGAATTCTTTGTACAGCTCCTTATATAAGATTCCATTTTTACCAGTTGGTATCTCAAAGTAATCCATTAATAATTGATACTTTGGAAACATTTTGGAATTCCAGTAAGAAAATCTTTTCTTTGGTAATGATTTCTTCACCTGCTCATGAGATTCTTCCAATTTTGACATTCTTTCATTTAAGGATAGGAGAGTATCATTTACTGTTTTGGTGAAAGTATTTAGTGTATCTAATATTGGTTGCATTGTAATCGGATCTGTCGTTTTGTGGTCAATAAATACAGATGCTAATACATCAGCACATTTATCTTGGTAGAGTTCAAGTTTTGATGCCAATTCAGGTTGATTTTGCTTCATTTTTGGAGTGATATTGATTTTTGCTAGTGCTAAAGGCAGTTTATGTTGTGAAATACAATAAGTATCTTTTTCATCAAATAGGGTGGTGTCATTTTTAACCACTATCTCCTGAGTAGGTATATTGAACTTCAACACACCTTTTGAAATTACAATATCGTTAATCCATTTATTACGTCTTCTTCTTATTTGATCTTTATCTGTAAATCCAATCCCTCTGAGGATTGAATTGATAGAAGTATAGATTTCGCCAGTTGTATTATCTTTCAATGCAATTAGTTCATCTCCATAAAAATTAAAATTAGTTACTTGAAGCTGTGTTATTTGTCATATAAATATCTCCTTTGCTTTAAATTGTGGTTGAGTTTCTATTTATTACTTCTACATTCTGATTTTGATAATGTTGTAAATTTTGGATCTGCATTTTTGGTCAGTAGGAGAGTAAATAACCAACAAATAGTAAAATATGTAAAATATATCCCTATGTATGTGTGAATTGGATTTTGAGATGATGTGTCGGATGTTTATTATTTCTCTATTTGAACTGAAAAGATTTATGAGTTCGGTGAGAGGGTAGTTTTGATAGAGCCATGAAGTATGAAAAGTATTAATTTTATTAGATGTTTTAAGAATTTTAGATGCAATTTTAGAGTTGGTTTGATATGTTATTTCCTTATTATAAATAAGATTTTGTGGTGAGTTCGAGAATATGTTGAGTTTACGGTGAATTTTTGAGTTTTGAGAGTTGTTTTGACAATTTTGAAGATTGTAAAAATTGAGAAAAGCTAAGAAAATCAATGGTCTACCGAACATAGTACCGAACTCATTTTGAGGTAATCTTGGATTTTTAAAGTGAGATGTGAATGGAACAGATAGTGGCTTTCTGACAATTGATAATATAATTCAAAATGTAAACGTACCCCCTGCTTATAAGGATACCATAATACGCACATATTATGATATGTCTGGTTATACTTTACCCATTTCTGCAACTGAATCTAAACAGAAATATATCAATTTACTAGATGTAATAATATCTATGGTCAATATTTTAAATCACAATTCAGATATTTTGATAATTGATATTATGTCTATGCTAATTTGTTCGGTGGGTAATATCACAAATATAGCATTATGATATATAATATACCAAAATGCTATTTTAATAATTCTATTAAACCTACTATTATCAACCATTTATACGAAATAATATATCATAATGCTATCAAATCACTACATATTATATACCAAAATGCTATATAATATACCATAATGATATATAAACAATACATCAATCATACCTTAATGATTAATTAATTATATGTATAGTATCACATATACCATTTAGCAAATATACCATCTTTCTATCAATCCTCTTTCCCCTGAATATATCCATCTCTTTTCAACTTCTCCACAATAGCGGTAGTAGTCCATCTATTCCGGTTCATTCCACTATCTGACATAGCTTTTTCAACTTCCCGATATATCTCAATAGGGTACTTTACGCTGTATTGTTTCATGTTCTCAGCATCATATTTTGCTTGATATTCGCTCTGTTTTTTTCTATTTGACATATTATACATTCCTTTTCTAAAACCGTCTTAAATCGCATTTTAACACGTATTACCTAAGTTGTCAATCAATCAACAAACTGCACAAAAATAACTAGGTAACACCTAAATAATTGTGTATAATTTTGCTATAAAATCTAGGTATTACGTTGACAATCTAGGTATTACGTGCTATAATCTATACATAAGTTAAAGATAAAACAAAACATACAAACACCCAAAATGAAAGGTAGGTAAACAATATGAAAAACGTATATATCGGTAGAACATCAAAAACTGGTAAAGGCATAGCGATCTGTATGGTAATTGATTCAGATATCGCAACCGGCAACGCAATCATTTATAACCGTGAAACAGATCAAATCGAAACAATAACTTTGATTGAAAAGCACACACTTTGGCACAATATCAAAAGACTTGCTGAAGATACTGAACACGAATATGAAGAGAAAGTTAAAAGAGCATTAGCACAATATACCGAATAAATCCCCTGAAGAGCAACGGTGAGAGCCGGCGAAACTACCCAAACAAGGGTAGTCGGGATAACAACACAAACCCAATAAGCACACAAGTACACAAGCACATTGATAATTGAATAGACTTTACACCTGAGTTGTGATATACTTACATTGTAGCAGCATAAGCCACAATGTAGAAAGCAGGTGAAAGGATGGTACAAGAAATGACTGAAAAAGAACTTATCACAGTAACCATTGATAGATATACAGATTTGCAACAAATTAAAAAAGCAAATGGCGGTCATGAAAATGAAATGCTTGATTATTTGATAAAAGTAACTGTTGCAAAATTATCATCTTTAGGCGTAAATGTTGAAGATATAACGCTTTAGGTAATAATCACATAACCTACAATCCACGGTGTAAAGTCTATTGAATTATTAAGGCTTTACACCTTTTTAATGTAGAAATAATCTGATATAATGAAATAATCTAAATCAGTATATCAGGTTATAGGAAGGTGAACATATGACAATAAGAACCAACAAAGAACTTGCTCAAGCAGTCAATGAAGCAATAAAGGAGTCTGGATATAAAAAGAACTGGATCGCTGATCAATTAGGTATTAGCAGACAAGCGTTAACACATTTCCTGCAAAAAGCAAACTTTAGCATTGACGATGCAAACAAGATTTTAGATATTATCGGATATAAAGCAAGTGCAAAAGTTGATAAAAATATTTTACAAAAAGTTGATAAAAACAGTTGACAAGTAAAGGCAAATAGTCTATAATAATACTTGTAAGGAACACAAGGGAAATAAAGAAAAATCCCCGTTCCTTTCGAAACAGGGAAATTTCAAGAGTTGTTAAACTCCATCTCGCAAATTGAGTATAACACAATTCTTGACAATCTGTCAATCGGCAGAAATTTCCCAAAAACAAAGTAACTGCAAACGTCCTGTAAAGTGGAGTGCTAACAGGATCGTAACCAAGGCAAAGTAACAAGAGATTGCAAACGAGGTTAGAGAAAAGATAATTGATTCATTAAATTTCCGCAACCTAACGGGAAAACGTGACAGATAGCAGCGTAAAAATGTTATCCGTGTTGACTGGACACGCTGACTACATCGGGGACGTGATAGTTCATATCATATCAGACGTAGCAGGGAATACCATCCCAAACCAGAAAATCTATGAATATGTGTGAATGCGAGTAGGCAGAAACAAGAGTTTTGTGGTGACTGATTCTGAAACCATGACCTGTGGGGTGTGGTAGCCGTAACGGGAACGAGAGACAATCTACTATAATATAGATAGCTCTTTTGATGATAATTTATCGCTGTAGAGGATGGACAGGGAGAAAACACAAAACGATAGACTATATTATTTACAAGCGTTCACAAAAATAAATCCTTGTAAATATCATTGGTAATTGTAAACCGTGGTTATGGAAGGCTGAGAAATACGTCTTCCAACCGCTAATAAGCGGTATATAAATATACATAAGAACCTTTAGAGAGTGTCAATCAATTTTGATACTCTCTTCTATAATTAAAGCGGTCAACTGCTTTTCAAAAAGGAATGTGATGTCAGCGAGAAGAAATCAAGAAATAAGTATTATAACCTGTGAGGGCTACCAATTATATAAGTAATAAGTTGCGTATATATCATAATATGATTGAGTGCTACTTATATTAAGGTAATAAGTGCATATACCAGGCGCAAGGAAAAGCGTAAACCATGACACAAATTTTCGCATTTGAAAAATTGTAAATATAATTACATAATTTTATTATTTACCATACCCACAAAAATAAGAATCAAACGTGAGGCGATGCGGAAAGCTGGTGAACCACTCAATACAATGAGGACATAGCCATTAAAGCTGGATGCATTTAGCCGTATCCCTTGAAAAGTCTCTTTTGTGGGCATGGATAAGTAATAAAAGATTGATTTTTGATAACTTATGTGTTATCATATAATCAAGAAAGGGAAACAATATGTATACAGTAGAATTTTACGAGGATAAAAACGGCGTGTCTGAAGTACGTGATTACTTTATGAAACTTGCAAAAGAAGCGGAAACAGACAAAAACGTACGAATAAACAAAAACAAGATATTTTCCTATGTTAGAGCATTGGAAGAGTATGGCACAAGAATAGGAAATCCGATAGTAAAGCACATTGACGGCAATTTGTGGGAATTAAGACCATTAAGCAACCGTATATTTTTTTTCTATTGGAAAGATAACAAATTTGTATTGGTACATTATTATATAAAGAAGTCGCAGAAAGCACCGAAAAAAGAAATTAAAAAAGCAATGAGTAATATTAAAGATTGGTTAGAAAGGAATAGCTGACATGAACAATTATAAAACCTTTGATGAAATGTTTAATGATGATAAGATTGTTTCACCGGAAGAAAGGGAACAAATTAATTTTCAAGTTTCCTTAATCGGAAAAATGATTGAAGCAAGAGAGAGAAAGGGACTTTCCCAGCGTGATCTTGCGGAATTAAGCGGAGTAAAACAACCAGCTATAGCAAGGCTGGAAAGTATGAAATCAACGCCACAGATTGATACATTGTTAAAAATACTTGCACCATTGGGATATACGCTTTCAATCACACCGATTGAGAATAAGCAGTAAAAGGGGCGTTAATTATGGTATGTATGGAATGCGGAGCAAAAGCCGAAAAGGGATATACAACAAGCGTAACAGACTTAGGTAACTGCCTTTTAATCGTGCGTAATGTTCCTTGCTATAAGTGTACAGAATGTAACGAGGTTATCTATACAGGGGATGTTATTAAAAGATTGGAGCAGATCACAGAACAGGCGAAACAATTTACACAGGAAATTTCTATTGTAAATTATAGTAGTGCTGCATGATGGGAATGTGAGTAAATAGGACACAGGACAGTATAAAAGGATTGGTTTTTCCAGTCCTTTTTGTTTTGGGGAAAATACAAAAGCACCTAGTAAAAACTAAGTGCTTTTGGAATAATTAATGATTTACACTGCCGTAGCAGTGGAAGAATTAATGTTTCTTCTTTAATTGAATTATACAGTAATATTATATGTATGTCAAGAAGAAAAGATACATAAGAATGAAAAATTATTCAGCTGGTTTATTTTGTAACTTGTATAGCCATTTGATCTCTTTGCTAATTTCTTCCCAATCTTTTTTAGAAATAGATACAATTTTGCCACCTATTCTATAGGGCTTTTCGATTCGTGCTACATCAATAATTCTCATTTGCTCGCATAACACAGTGGAATTGTGATGTTCCATATCAATATGATACCAGTATTCATCATTTAATCGTTGTGTTGTAAGCGGTAACACCGTACAAATTGGGGAATTTTTATAAGTTCTTGTAACTAAGACCGGACGGTGTTTCCCTTCCTCTGAGCCGATATTACAGCCCATAAAAGCCCAATAAATGCAATTAGGGATAATTGGAAAAGTTTTTGATTGTGGATTGAATTTTAGTTCTGATTTCGTTTTAGTCCAGTCCATGAACATTTCCAGATCGTCATACGGTATATTCTGCATTGGTTTCACCTTCTTTCGTAATATGATATTTCCATTATATAGCAGGAAAGAAGATGGGTAAATCAGAAAATATGTTCTTGTTTGACAAGGCATTGTATAGAAATATACAGTGTCTTTTTGTTTTGGGAAAATAGAAATGTTGTTTTAAAAATATTCAAAGAAAATATAGGAATATTGTTGACAACAATAAAACAATTTGATATAATAAAGACAGTTAAAGGAGGTGCTGATTATGGCAGAAAGAAAAGCCTTTAACACTTCTGTAGATGGTGAGATCTTAAAAAAGTTTAAAGCTGAGTGTGCTTTACAAGGTCAGCAAATGAACAAAGTTTTAGAAGATTTCATGTTGGGATATGCAAATGGTGAATTTTATCATAAGCTACACCAGAATACAGAAGAAAAAGGAAAGTAAAAGAGTGCAACCGCTCCAGTCTCGCAAACTTAACGGTTACACTCAAGCCACTTGAACATAGTCCGAAGTGTATTGTTATCATATCACTTTCTTTAGACTATTTCAAGTCAATTTTCCTAAACGATTGAACCTTGACAAATACATAGGTAATGCGTAAAGCGTCAAGATCACTTGCCTAAAAGAAGTGGTTAAGGTAGTTGCAGACTTTCCGAAACAACCGGAGAAGCAACAGAGCATTAACAGGCTGCTAAGACTCCCTATAATGGAAAGAAGAGGGAATAACTGTTAAAGTCTCTATAAGAAAATGAGACTAAATAAACACATATGGATTTTAGGGCTTGCATCCGTCAAAAGTTGCAAGCTCATTTCAATAAAATGTAGAAAGTAAGATTAAGGGAGGAATTTATCATGTTAATTAAAGAGTTTTTGACTATGCTTGTTGAAAATGAAGAAAGTGGAATATATTGTGCGATAGCTGATTCTGAAAATTATGAATTGCCTTCAGGATGCGAATTTGACGAAAAGAAAGGTACATTATTTCAGGGAATGTCAAATAATATTCCCGTTGAATTATTGCAAAGAAGGTTTTCAAAATGGGATATGTTTGGCAATGAATTTATTTTCGTGTGCCAATAAAACAATTATTTGAAAGGTAGAAAATATATGTTAAACGCTAAAAACTGGAAAGAATTAAAAAAGCAGCTAAAACCATTACAAGGGAAAGCTATTTTTGAATTAGAACGACATAATAGCTTGAATAATGGTGTATTTTTGAGAGTGCTGCACCAAGTAAAGTCACATGAATTAGTTTTCTTTGACGGAAAGCGGAAAGTATATTTATCTGTTGAACCTGAAACAGAACAGAATATGAAATTTTTTGATAATGGATTTTCTGTAATGAATTGTAAATATACATTAATAAATGTTATGGAGGCATAGAAAATGAGTACATATAGGGAATATATAGAAAATTTGAAAAATGAATGGATTGGACAAGCTGTAATATATGAGAGTGAAAAGTATAATGTTATTGATGTAGATTACAATGGTTTTTTACTTATTGATAAAAAAGCAGTGTTTACAAATACAACAGCAGTATCTATTTTAAATGTCGTTAGGCAATGAAAGGGATATTTTATCCATAGTAAAGGAATACCGTTTGTAAAGCCGTATTTTGCTTATATAGGCGGTGTTTCTCATAGTGTGGATAATGGCAGATATAACTTGAAATTGCACTAAAATCTGATATAATAGGAAATATATAAAGGAGTGAATCAGAATGGCGAATAATACATATGATATGGTAATGAGTGGGAAGAGTGACAATAATATTCGCTTTAATGATTTACGAAAAATGCTAGATTCTTTAAATTTTGGGTATAGAGTAAAAGGAGATCATTTCATATATTATAGGGATGATATACCAGAAATCATAAACATACAACCAAGAGGGAATAAAGCCAAAGGTTATGAAGTAAAGCAAATACGCCTATTATTTAGACAGTATGGCATATAAGGAGGTTTAAGTGTGGTAAAATATTCTATGATTGTTTCATGGTCTGAAGATGATAATTGTTATCTTGTTTCCGTGCCTGATCTGCCTGGATGTATGGCAGACGGGGAAACACCACAAAAAGCGGTAGAGAATGCTCAGGTGATTATTGCCGAATGGATAGAAACGGCGCAAATGTTAGGAAGGGAAATCCCTAAACCTTCATTTTCTGCTATGCAGGTGTAATGAATATATTTGAATTTATAAAGAAACTTGTTCTTGCATGGGATCCGGACTATACAAAGGTTACGCTATTAGAAAGAAAAGCATTAGAAGATGCGGAAAAGGATATTGCAGAAAATGGGACTATTTCGCATGATACTATAAATTGGGATTGATAGGGGGCGATAAAGATTACTATACAACAGAAAATTGATATGGCATTGGCATATTCTGAAAATGTCACAAAAAAGGATATAGCGGATAAATTAGGCGTTACGCCTTCGGCATTTGGGCAGCGTCTCAAAACTGGAAAGTTTACACAATCAGAGCTTGAAACAATAGCAAGTGTGTTAGATGCTGAATATGTTTCATATTTCAAATTTAAGGATGGGAAAGAGATTTAGAGCAATCGTTTAAATTAAACGGTTGCTTTTTATATACAATAAAATGTAGGAAAATCTACATAAATAACGAAAAACCTATTGACATATTAATCAATAGGTGATATATTATAATCAAGAAATGAAGAAAAACCTAAATAAATAAAGGATAAACTACAAGCAAAAGAAGGTAAGGACAATGACGAAAATAAATATCAAGCAGTTTATAGCATTAATGGATAGTGCGCAAGATGAAGATACAGAAATAGTTATCAATATGAACGGTGAAGAAATAGCAGTCGGAACATTGGAAGAAGCTCAAACAAATATGATTCAAGGTGTAGATATGTATTCGCCTTTAATAGTAAAATCATTTGTGTTTTGCCATAAATCTATAGTAATTGAATGTGAATATTGACCACAACCGCCCAGCAGGAGCAAGCAACATACACGGGATTCGATTTCCCGTTTGGGCATTTAAAGGCGGCAACACTCCGCATCACGCAACGCAAAAATAAGTCGTGATAACTTGTAAACCCAATAAGCCCTTGTAAGTCCCTTTGGCATACGGCACTTGTACCTTGGTGAAATAGGCTACCATAAAAGCCGACATTAACCGCCTTATAGTATACTTTTTCCTTTCCTGTCTGCATTGCCTTCATTAGCGGATAGGGAACCGATACAACGGAATTATGAGTTGTACCGCAATATAAGGGTAAGCGAAACGCCCAACATGCCCTTAAAAGGTAAGGGGAGGGCAGGAATGATATAAGGGTAAGCGGTGCCGAGAACGCTTGTTATAATGCAGCCTGGAAGCCTGATCAACTTTTAGACAGTCCCAAGCCTGTAAAATGCAGAGGGTAACAAGGAGGAATCAGAAAAATGAAGAGAGTATCTTTTCAAGAATATCAATTATTAAAAATGATATATAAAAATGTAGTTGTTATAAGTGCTTCCGATGATGAAGCACTTATTTTTATAAGAAAATAGCAGAGTAAATATGGAAATATTACATAGACAATCAAAGAAAGGTTATCTGTGAAGTGCTGAGAAAGACGACATAAGGGAGGCGTTAGCATAATGAAATATATAGTAGAAAAAGGAAATGGCAGTTTGACATGGATTCATGTAGCAGAACCTAATCAGAAAGTGGAAACTCTTACAATTGAGATTGTGGAGTGTGAAAATCCAGGCGGCAAAAAATCACTTCCTTATTTATGGTATAAGGCAGGGTATACGGATAAAATTTTAGATACTTATTTGTGTATTCATACTTATTGTACAGATTCAGAAGGAAACTGTTTTGGTAAATATAATCCGCAATCAAAAAGAAGTGATGACGGGAAAAGAAATGTTATCAACTTTGACTGGATGTTTGAGAACACGGAAGAAAACAAACAGAAATTAATTAATGAAACAATCCGCTTGTTTGAATCCGCAACAGGTAAAAGCGCAACACAAGAAAAAATGGAAAGATGTAATAAATATGCCAACGAAAACGGACTTGAAATTGTAACAAAAAAAACATAAAGGCTGGTATGAGCTTTTAGGGATTTCCGCACCTATTGGAAGTGTTGTAATTACAAATAGGAAGTCATTTAAACAGAAAGATTATAAAAAAGCATTGTTAATATATTGAGAAGGGAGATTTCAGAATGATTAACATTGATATGTGGTATGGAGACGATCACAAACAAGCGGACAAAATCGACATTACTTTTTATTCCAATGAAGGAAAGTACAGAGGAAACATATATATAGATGGAAAAATTGTTGGTGATTATGTTTGTAACGATTCTGTAGAACTGGAAAAGACTTTTCCACAATTAGTCTTTAATTGGGATTGAATACTTAAAATTGTAAATTGAAGGAGGTGATAGGAATGTCAAGTAAAGAACGTGCATTATGGTATGCGTTGTTACTTAGTATAGTAAAAAATCTTTCCGCTGAGGATTCATTGCAGCTTATGGGATTTTAATTGTTACATATTACAGGCGATTATAATGGCTATAAAGAATATAAAGCTATAGCCGTTTTGTAGTGCTTATAAATCTTGCAAGGTTTATAGAGGAGGGCAAACAATGAGAACAGTATATAGTATCGGATCAGAAACCATAGAAACAGTTTACACCTATGATGAATGGCTTAAAGAATATAACCGCCGGGAAACTCACCGTAGAATTAGACAAAGGAGAGAACATTTATATTATATAAAACAACGCCTATCAGGTGCAATTATGATAGCTATTGGTATTTTTGCACCATTTGTTTTAGATGGCGAAGCGACAATTTCATTGTTTTTACTACCTTTAGGAATATTTTTAATGTTGACAAAAGAAAAAGTCATAATATTTTAGGTTCAAAAAGGAGGATTTTTTATGACAAAAATAGAATATAAAAAATGTGAAGAACTTATGGAAAAAAATTTTTGAAAAAGTAAAATTAGCAAAAGAAGAATATGGGAAAGCTAATGATAGCAATATGGATTTTGATGCATTATTAGACAATGCTAATACACATTATGGTGAAGCTATAGGCATGTATAATGTGTTGGATACATTAGGGTTTAAAAACGACAGGATGAAAGAATTATTTAAGCTAATACATTCCTTATAAACGTGTTTTCGCTAGAAAGTAGAGGGTTTGAATGAAATTAAAACAATGGAAATATTTATATACATGTTTTGTTACTGGAATTGTGGTTTTTACAGATGGAATAAATAATAAAGTGGTTTTTCCAGATGGACGAATAAAAATTAGGAAGAATGAAATTATTCATCTTGTGGAGGTATAAATGTATGGAAAATATCATAAACAAAATGTTAGAGCGTATCAATTTTAAAATCAGATATGCACAGGAAAATTTTACAGAATGGAACGTTGCGCACGAAAGAAGAATGGCAGAAATTGATGGTATGATTGATATGTTATCAATAGTAACTGGTAAAGAATATGTGATTACAGAAAACGGGCTGGAAGAAAGATAAAATTGAGGTAGAAAAAATGAAAAGATATGGATTCAGAAAATTAAATAATGGATGGCGTTTTAAAATCGGCGGAACTTCCGGGGAAGCTTTTGGAATTACACTAAGATATTTTAATAAATGTGGTTTCCGTCTTCTGCTGAATTTCAATACGGATTTTTTGATAAAGATTTTCGGATTTAATCAAAAAATTATCGGTGTTTAAAACCCATACAAGCCCATTTAAAGCCTTAAATCAGCGCATATACAAATATGTATGTGCGTTGCATTAAGTCCTTAAATAAGGCAAATAAACAGTATAGAAAGAGAAGTAATAAGCAAGCGACAAGCGGAAATGTCGCTTGCTTTTGTTATTGGAAATGGAGGTTACAACAGTATGAGTTATTCAATAGTATACAACAAACAGTTTTTAAAGATTGATGGAAAATGGGTTGATGATAAAGGACTGATCCGTTTTATTCAAAATGGAATAAAGAACGCAAAAACAATAGAGGAATTAAAAGAAGATTATTTCTTTAGGGGGATGCATGGATATTTCAGTGCGTGGAAAGAAATAGATAATATAATAGAAAGCCGTGTTGAAATAAATTCAAGTGATGATTTACGGAATTTTTTGAAAGCTGCTCAGAACCGGCTTGATAGTAGAATGGAATCGGAAAGAATTTATATTTGTCTGAAATATTACAATAAAAAATTTGAATCCAGAGTAAAACCGGAAAGAAAACCAAAAGAACGTTTGATGGATTATTTTGCTATCAAAATCGGAAATCGTGATAGTTACTTAGTAAAACAGACAAGTAGAAGAATAAAATACACTTCATTATGCAACCTCACAAAGCAGTTTAAAACGGAAAAAGAAGCTAATAAATATGTGGAAAAATTGATTGAAAAAGGATTTAAGATTAATTTTTCTGTGGTGCATATAACAGCATAAGGAGAGTAGAGCATGAGTACAAACGATTATATAAGACAATCAGCACAAAAATATCATTGGCATAAATACTATTCTGTTATGCGTCCCGTGAGCATCGGAACACACCCTAAAAACGGCATGATGGATTTTATCAATTATGACACCAGAACGGAAGTAAATGGGCGTATGGTGTGGGCAGAGGTGTATTATAACAAGGAATTAACACAGAAGGAACTGGAATATTTTGAAATGATCAGAGGATAAGGAGAAAATTGTAATGGAAAAGAATTTGGATGAAAAAATTATTGAAAAAATTAAGAAAGTGTTAGAGTTGTCAAAAAATAATCCATCTATAGAAGAAGCAAAAAGCGCAGCATTAAAAGCGCAAAAATTAATGGCAGAGTACCATGTCAGCATGACAGAAATTGAAGCGATAGAAAATATTGAAAATATCGTAGAGGAGAAGTTTAATGTTGGAACAGGGAATAAATGGAAATATAGTTTATCTGCAATAATAGCTAAAAATTTTAGATGTAAGTATTTTTACTATGGGAAAAGTAGTGTCGTGTTTTATGGATATGAAAAAGATGCAGAAATAGCAGCGATGACATTTAAAATGCTATTTAACTTTGGAAATAAAGAATCTGCAAAGTATTATCAGAAGCAAAGGCAAGAATATATAGATTGTGGTAGGCGGTTTGATGGAAGAGGTATAAAAAATGCTTTTCTTAATGGATACCTTTTAGGTATAAAAGAAGCGTTGGAAAAACAATGTACTGCACTTATGATAATAGTACCAAAAGAAGTTGAGGAAAAGTATAAAGATAGATCGTCTGGATTTCATAGTTTTAGTAATAGTTTTAAAGTGAGAGTGAATGTTGAAGGAGAACAAGCAAAATCTGAGGGAATAAGAATTGGAAGAAATATGATTATGTCAAAAGGCATTGAAGTGGTATATTAAAAACCGATGAAAGAATCGTTTGATCGGGAGGTTATTTTGATGAAAAGTATAAACAAAACAACTGAATATAAATTAGGAAATGCAATAATGGAATACTGGTTTAAATGTATTTCAAAAAAAAATGACAGATATGCTGATGGGGATATAAATGAATTGTTGGAAGAATTTGTTCATGATTGTAATGTATCATATCACAGTGATGAATTAGACAGAACGGTTTTAAATCTTACAAATTCACAGAAGCGGAAATTATACAAGATGATGTTAAATAGTGGCATCTTAGAAAGATAAAATAAAATTTATAACCAGTTAGAAGGCATTAGCGGGAATATTCGTTAGTGCCTTTTATAGTGGCTATATCGGTCAAACGGTATCGCTTGATTTATTGGAAAAATTCATATAGTAAATGAAGAATTAGAAAGTGGAAAGGATGGTTGATTATATGAAACGAAAAACATATAACAATGTTGTGAAAGCAACAAAGATGATTCAGAAGAAGGGATATAGCTTTGAGGAAGCTAATGAGATGGCTATTAGACTTTTCGATGAGAATACAAAAGAGATGAATAGTATTGAGTTTTATATTGATAAGATTCAAGAAAAGATTGTTACAGTAGCAGAAAGGATTCAGCATGGAAAAGCAAATCATCAAATAACACATATTTATTTGCGCGATGCGAATACCAGAGAAGAGATAGGTGTGTTTAAACATGAGGACGAAATACCAGAGGAAATCTTACAAAGACCAGGTAGAAGAGATTGGGATAGATCATATGGATGGTTAACTATCAATGTAAATTAGATGTTTATGGAGGAAACAATGGATTTATGAAGGAGAAATATGGAGGTAAAATATGATTTTGAAAAATTTTATGGAAACTGGTACTTATAAAAATGCTAGTTGCGTTGAATATAGTGGTGTTGATGGAGTGGAGTTACCATATGATGAAGAAGAATTGATGAAATGCGATGTTATAAGCCATCATATTGGAAGTGGTGGTTATTTAGAAATTCAGTTAAACACATTATAAAAGGCAAGGAAATAATGATTTTAAGTGGAGAATCTTAAAATGGTAAAAATGAATGAAGATATTTTAAATGTAATTAATGCAGTTTTAGATTACAAAAAATTTATTATAAGTGACAATTATGTTACGCCAAAAGAAAATTTTGATTGGTTTATGGAAACAGAATCATATTATCATTCATTATCATTGCCTAATGGAATGAAAAAGAATAGGAGTGATTTTGAAAAGATACTTGAATATGATAAGACAGAAATTTTACATAAATTAAATAATACAAATTATAGTGATTTGCATTATGAAATATGGAAAATATAACCCAATAAAAACACAATTTTGAGGAGGAAATTATATGAAAGCAATAAATATTAAGTGGGATACAGATGGAGATATGGAAGTATTAAATCAGTTACCAACAGAAATGGAAATTCCTGAAGGTATAACAGATGAAGAGGAAATGTCTGATTATTTATCAGATGAAACGGGCTTTTGTCATTATGGATTTGATTTAGTTGATTAAAGATGGAGGAAAATATCATGGCACAATATGGAATAAGTGTAAGAGAAATTTTAAAAAGAACTGTTATTGTGGAAGCGGAAAATCTTGAGGCAGCAATTCAAAAAGTAGAAGAAGCAGTGGAACGTGAGGAAATTATTCTGGATGTGGATGATTATGATGAACGAGAGATTATACCATCTGAATATTTTGAAGGTGGAAAAGTGCCAGATGGCAAAGATGTAAGTTTCTATTGCAAATTGAGATTGGGAGATAGGATTAGTTGTATGACATAGAGTGAATTTACAAGTTATTAAGAAGTAGACTAAATGTATAATCCGCCTAAAAGATTATGATAATAAGGAGAAATTTATGAAATCTATAAAAACTAATAGAGAAATATTTATGGAAAAACTTGAAGCAGCAGATATGAGCCGTTTTATTAATATGATTACTGGATGCGGTAAATGTACAAGATGTAGTAACTCATATTGGGATGGAAATGCAAGCAGATGTCACAATAATGCGAACAACTCCTCTTGTGAAGAGGGAATATCTCAATATATGGAATCAAGAGTTGGGGAAGATCTTCAGCTTAAATATGGCAAAAAGTATTTAATTTTCCGCTCTCACTACCACGCAATGCTTGGGAAACATCTTACAACTATTTTATTTCAGGAAGGTATAGTAGATAAATCGGAACCTATTTGTGAGGTGTGTGAAATAAATAATTGTTCAAAATGTGAAAATTTTTGGCGTAACATTATAAATATGTCTGATGATTATAAAAAAATGCTCATTAAACCTTATGTCAAAGATTACACTGTTGCGTCAATTGAGTCTATTAAGGATATCGAAGTGAAAAAAAAGTATGAAAGGTATTCTAATAAATATATATTTGTTTTGGAAATTTTAATTCCACAAATACAGGATTATGAACTTCGTATTAAGGCTAAGTTGCTTATAGAATTGATATTAAAAGACGAGGAAATCATATAATAACGTAAATCCTATTTTAAAAAATGTGAGATATATTAAGATGGAATATAAAAACATTAGAAAGAAGTTTTATATGAAAGTTATTGAAATTTTAAATGGATTCAGGTTTTATTGGAGAAAGAGAGGAAGATTGGTATGGATAAAAAATATTTTGAATTTGATAACGAATTGGAATTAAATAAGCATCTGAAATATTGGTCAAATGCTTGCGGAGAATTGCATCATCATGGTGAGTACGATTTGGATAATATCTTAGAACTTCCAGAAGAATTACAGAGGGCATACAATGAACTTTGGAAAGAAGGAAATGGTTGTCTTGAATACTTAGTTGAGTATGATGGAAAGTATTATATTGCTCTTGTAAGTGAATTTGATGATACTTTTGCTGATGATAGTAATGTATCAATGGAAGAGCTGTATGAAATCGCAAAGCGAAATGCATTAGAATTATTTCAACAGGATTTATTTAAAGATACTGTTCTGATTATTGGAAAAGAAACAGGATGTAATGAGTGTCACGAAGTTATCTTTCTTGTTCCAGCAATAGAATCAGAAAATGTATATGATGAAATAGAGGACGCTATATATTTGAATGTTTGGAAAGTAGACAAATAGAATCGGAATTTTATCCGGAGAAAGGAAAAAATTATGAATAGATACACAATGGAAATAAAACAAAAAACAGGCGTGTGTTCATCAGAATTATGGAAATTTATTGTTGTTTCAGGTGATACGATTGAACTTGTTACATCTTTAATTCTTGAAGCAAAAAAAGAATTTAAATTTGAATCGCCTGTAGAACTTATGGATTATGTTTGTGATGTATATGGCTGGAAATGGGAAGATTTTGAGTATGATATTGAAATAGAAATGTAGCTTTGAATCTCGTATTTCAACATATGAATTAGAGGGAATTTTGAATGAAAAACAATTATTATATAGTGACATTTGAAAATGGAAAAACTGTTTTTGCGTCATGTACTAATGAGGAAGAGGCAGAAATTTTATCAAAAGCAACTATGATTAAGAATGGATTTACAAGAGAAATTAAATATATTGTAAAGACATCTAATATATCAGATATGACAGAGACAGATTTTATTGCGTGAACGGAGGAAAATACTATGTCAAAATTCAAAGTAGAAATTGTGGAAACATACAGAAGATATGTAGAAGTGGAAGCACAGGACGAAGATGTAGCTTATCAGGAAATTGATGATAAGATTGCAGAAGGCGAAATTGATCTGCCTTGTGATGGAGAAGATTATAAATATGACAGAGAATTGTTTGTGTCAGAAGTAAAGGAAGAAAATGATTCTTTAGAGAATGATAACGAAGAGGATTTTTGCGAATGGTCAAGTGGAAATGGATCAGTAAATTATGATACAGATTGCGGTCATACATATTTTCCATATGTTAAGGGATTTGATCAGCCAAAAAGGATTGAGGATGGAGAATATGATATATGTCCTTGGTGTGGCAAAAGAATTGAATATAATGAAGGAAATGATTGGTAAATAAAATTCGCATTTCAAGACAGAAGATTGGAGGAAGATAAATGGAAACTTTTAAAGTAGGTGATCGCATATATGCTGAGGAAGACTTCATTTATGGAAGAATTGTTGGAATAAATGGAGATGTAGCACATGTGGAGTTTAGAACTTCTGGATGTGGTGGATGCTTGCCATATAAGTTGTCAGAGTTAAAGCATGAAAGGTGGTGTATCACAACAGACAATTTATGTCATGATGGAATTGTTTATCTAGCATGGCAGAAACCGGCATGGGATGAAGATGGATATTTTTGGGCAAGTAGAGAGACTTTACAGAAAGCGATTAAGAACAATACACCAGATCATCCGTTTTTGTTTAATAGCAGAAGGGCAGCTATCAAACACTTAAAATCAATTAACATTCCGCAGAAGTGTAAAGTTGTAAGATGGTAATTAATATTAGCCTTTGAAATGTACCTTTTCAGTCCTTTTAATTGGACACAAACAATAGTATAATGAAAACATAAACAAACAGATCAAAGTCCTACATAGTAGGCAGAAAGGTGGAATATATGGAAACTTTAATTGGATTAGTTGTTTTTGGATTGATTTTTGGTATACCAGCATTTATGAGGAATTATACATTTGACCATCGTTTACCACCGGACGGGTATAGAGTGGATCATGGAGCAATGTCGAATGATTTGGCTATGGGTAAGTCAAAAAATGAGGTAATGGATAAATGTAACCGAGGCGGTTATGATGTTAAAAAGTAAATATAAGAACGGATAGAAGCCACTGGAAAATAAAATCTGGTGGCTTTTATGATGAAGAAATGATATAATATGGAGGACATAAGTATGAATGACAAATATGAAGTAATAAAAGAGTTTGAATGTCATGGAGAACAGATGGTGACTGTTAGGATCGGAAACGCTGCTCATGTAATGAGTTTAGAAGAATGGCATAAAATTTATGGAAGAAGTCATCAGGATAAATGGAAAACTAAGGTTGATTGGAATAGATTTATACCAAGAAAACTATATAATCAAAGTAAAGTATCTTAAAATGATTAGTCCCTGATAGGATTGGAGGATATATTATGACAGTTAGAGAGTTAAAGGATCAGTTAGAGACGTTTGATGACGATATGGAAGTTGTCATTGGAATGCAACAGACATACGGAACAAATTTTGCTATGGAGATTGAAGATAATCTTGATGAATATAATGTTACAGCTTTTGGTGGTGAAGATTGTAGGGCGGTTGTGATAACAGAAGGAAGTCAAATTGGTTCTGTTGATTATAGTGAAGATGAATAAAAAATAGGATGAATGGATTATTTTATTGGAAAGTAGGAGGTATTTATGTCAGATATTATTGATAAACTGCTTGATAAAATAGTAGATGTTACAGGAATTTTATATCCTTTTACTTCTACAATTAAAAATATAACTGATAATAAAAACGAGTTAAGAGATTTACACAGAGAACTCGATCGAGAGTATAAAAAGAATATACTAGAAGGTCGTGACTTAGATGATTTTCAACGGGCAGTTCTTATTTCAAGTATTAACCAGTCTACTAAAAAATTTTATAATCAAGTTAAAATACTTAATGTGGCATGTAATAATATGAATGATTCTGCCGATCCTAATCTATTAGATGATGATTGGTTGTTTTATTTTATGAACAAGGCAGCGTTAATATCTGACGAGCAAATGAGAAATACATGGGGATCAATATTAGCAGAAGCTTGTGATGATCCTAAGATTTGTAGTAAAAGTTTAATAAACACATTGTCATTAATGAATAAAAATCATGCAGAAACATTTAAATGTATATGTAAGTTTAGGCTTGTTAATATGAATATACCAGCTGATGATAAAGATAGAATAAGCTATTATCCTGTTATATTCTTTGGCAAGAACGCTCAGGGATACGCAAATCATGGATTAACAAATAGAAGAATTTTGGAGTTAGAACATTTGGGTTTAATTGATCTTGATTCAAATAAAGAGTTTGTAGTTTATACAGATTTGTTAAAGTTACGAGATAGAAAAAATAGTGTTGAAATTATAGGAGATGGAAAAGTAGAAATCGGAAACATTACATTTACATATGATGGGTTTTTGTTGCAGAAAATTATTGAAAATTATTATGATAGTAAAATAATGGATTTTAATATTCAAGTATGGTGTCACAAGGGCTATCAAGTTTATAGGAATGGTAAGAAGCAGAATGGAGAATGAAATAATAGTTTTAACCTATGATTAACATTAGATACGAGGAATTTTATGGATACAGAAAAATACTCTGAAATAGAGATATTTCACATGGTTTTAAGTGGAGAATTAAAAAGATATCCAAATGGGTTTTGGGTTCCACCGTTTGGAATTACTTACGCTGTTAATATCTTAAAATATGTAATCGAAGATATTTTAAAATGGAATGATAATGATATTATTGAAAAGTATGATATAAATTTGTTTAAGAAGTATAAATTATGTGGTTTATTGGCAAACATATTTAATAACTCGCCATTTGAAGCCCTCAATGCAGTTTATCCAAATAGATTTCATGCATGGCAATTAAATAAAAAGCCTTTAAGATATTGGAAAGATGAAAAGAATGTTATTGAAGTAGTAAAACATGTCTATGAAGATGAACTGGGAGTTGTAAATACAGAAGAAATATATGATATAAGGGATCATAAAGGTATTTTTGATAAATATGGAATAAGGGCAATTCCAAGAATACAAAATAAGTCAATACATGAAATAATTATTATGGCATATCCAGAATTATGTGAAAGTGGTTTTCATAAAAGAAGTAATTCTTTTTATACTGTTGAAAATCAATTAGAAGTTTTAAAATCATGGATCGAAACAAATAATTATAAACATGATGATATTGTAAAAATGACAGAAGAATCATTAAAAGACATTAAACTATATGCTACACTAGTTTACAAAAATAATATGGGAATTTATGATATTATAAATACAATTTATCCAGGAGAATTTAAACCGTGGGAATTTCCAAAAATTAAAAGAGGATTTTGGAAAGATGATAAAAATATTTGTGAAGCAGTAAAGTGGCTTATTGAAGAAAAACTAAACATTGATACTAAAGATACAATTAGGATATCAAAAGAAGACTTTCGTAGAAATAGTTTAACAAGTTTGATTCAGTATGCTGAAATAAATCATATTGGACTTAAAACATTGATGAAAATGGTATATAAGGATTCTAATGTGGTTTTCAAAATTTGATTGTGTATAGGCATAGGTTTATATATTTAAGTGATAGGAATCGTGTAAAAGCGATTCTTTTTCTTTACAAAGTCTTTTGCTTGTGATAACATATTTGAAGAAAGGATGTGATAACAAATGCCAAAAGATGATTACATTCGCTTTAGATGCTCTACTGATCTGAAAGAATTAGTAGGAAGACAGGCGGAAGAAAAGGGAATGAATATAACGGATTATATGGAATATCTGATCAGAAAGGATGGAAATAATATGATGTATGTGTATTATACTGAGGAATTAAATGGAGAAATTACAAAGAAAATTACTGATAATGGAAATGCTGTTAGAGTAGATCCAGATGAAGATATGTATTTATTGTCTAAGACCGACAAGATTTCCGTAGATGGAAAAGTGATAGATTGTAGTTATTCTCTTGAAGAATATATAAAGTTTTTTGATGGAGGAGATATTGTTAGATTAGCTGGTATAGAAATCACTAAAATAGAAACCATAGAAACTCTTTTGGACATGTTGTATGAATCGTGTGGAAACGATAAACATGAAACGTATGCTGAACGGATTTATAATTCCGATAATCCTCGGAATGAAATTAAGCAGATTATCAATGAATTTTTGATAATAAGAATGGATATGGTATTGTCTGATATTAAGTCAGAAGTATGTCGGATAGAAAAACAGATTGAAGATGGGACATTAGAGTGGGAATAATATTTTTTGAGGATATTTTTATGCCAGAGCAGAAATTTAGCATCAAAGAAAATCAGGAAATATGGGATGCCTATTATAATCGACATTTGCAAGAATGGGAGAAAGAAAATAAGGAAAAACTTGAAACTCAAAAGTGGACAGATGAAGAAAAAATAGTACATGGTAAAAAGTTAATGTCTTATAGTATGTCACTGGACAAGATAACGCCATATAGTTATGCTTATATTAGGAAAAAGCAGAGCATACAACAATATAAGCCAGTTATACTAAGATTTGAAAACTATATTAAAAAATCTTTTAATGATGTTTCTGCGGAAGATATGGAAAAATTTAGGAGAGTAGAGAAGAAAATAAATCATTTCAATGCATTTATGATTTATTGTGTAACTAATAAAATTATACAAAATAATAATAAAGATTTTTTGATTGGTTTATTACCAGAAATATATAGGAGTATTGGTAAAATAATTGCTGAATTAGGTGGATAAAATCTAAGTTTCAAGAACATTATGGAGGAATGAAGGATTGAAAAAATTTGCAGTAATGAGATTTGAATATCCAGGCGATGTTCACGAATTTTTACGTAAACATCAGGAATTAAGTTTATATGATATAGAATATAAAGAATTTTTAGTAGCAGAAACTGAAAAAAGCAATAAACCTAAATATAAGAAAAAAACTGTTGCTAGATTTGTTAGTGAGAATGATAGATTAATCATAACATCTTTTGACAGCTATATAAAGTTGAGTGATAATGCAAAGAAAATCGTTAGTTGTGTTAAGATGCCTGATGAAGAACCAATTAAATTGCAGATTGGAAAATCATTTAATGGAATTACTGTTGACGAAGATTTGTATTATGAAGTCTTTCATTTTGCAACAGACAACGGATTAAAATATTGGAGACATGATGTGGAAGATGGTGAACAGATTGAAATTTGCATTAATCCAGATAGTATTGTTAGATTAGAATAAAACAATGAAATTAGATATTCAAGGAAGGGATGAGGATAAATGGATAAAGAACAATTTATCAAATGGAGAGAAAATGGTGGAAGAATATATAAATATGTATATGAGGTCGAAGCAGGAAAAGAAGATTTAAGAAAAAGCGAATGTGAAGTAGACGCAGTTTATGAAGACGGGTTTAAAACGTTCGGCTTTGGATATCATATCCCATTTGATTGCTTTGAAAAATGGAAAATGCAACATTGGAGTTCAAATTCATATGAATATTTTATCTTCTTGACTAATGAACAGAACATAGATGATTATTTGGGAGAAATAAAAAAATGTATTGCTGAAGGACTTCAAAAAGAAATAAGGGATTTGCAAAAATCATTGGCATTAGTTGTATAATCAGCACGACAATGTGATATTTAACTAAATACATTAAGGTAGTAAAGCATTTGGAGTTAAATCCAGATGCTTTTTATTATATAAAAAATTACATATTTTAGGAGGTTTTTGTATGAGCGCAGTAGTAGCAATGAATGAGGAAACAAGGAGGATGGAACAATTTAATGACATAGTGGCAAATATCAAGCCACTTATGACTGTTGGAAAAGGTAAGAATCAGAGAGCAATTACAGGGAGTGCAGTTGTTCCGTTGTCTTGTTGTTTTGTGGATTCAAGGTATCAGGGTATGAGAACACATAAGCATCTGAATCGGTTAAAGAATAAATGGGATGAACGAAAGTTGACACCTATTATCTTAGTACCACATCCAGAAGAATACAGATTTGCGGTTGTAGATGGTCAGGGGAGGTGTCTTGTGGCTCCTGATAAGGGTATGGATCGTCTCAATGCAATTATCCTTATGGACGCTCCTGAAGACTTAGATGAGCGATTAAAATTTGAAGCTGAATACTTCATAGGACAGGATTCAGAAGTGGAAAATGTGAAGCCACTTGAAAAGCATCTTTCAAGAGTAATTATTGGTGATAATGCTGCCGTTTCTTTGGATAAACTTTTAAACAAATATGGAATTAAATTTGTTGCAACAAAAGGAAACAGGGAAGAATCGGTTCTTGGAAGTTATACAGATACATATTCAATTGTAAAAGTTCATGGTGAGAAGTGCCTGGACTTTATTTTTTCTATCATTGATAATGCTGGTTGGAACAAAGAGACAAACGGGTACGCAACTTTTGTTATGAGAGCGTTGAGAGAAGTATGGATTGCACATCCGAATGATAGGAAGGAAATACATAGATATTTGTCAAAGGAATTAAGACAGATTGATCCTGCTTTATTCAGTGCAGAAGCAAAAGCAAAGTATCCGAAACGTGACCACAGAGTATCCTGTGTGCTTTATGTGGAGGATTTAGTGTGTGACGGACTCGGAATAGAGAAGAAGATATATGTAGAGAACGGAAAGAAAGTAAAAATTTCTAATTAATGTTTGAGATGGAGGAAAATGTCATGAAAATTATCAAAGGTGCGGATCGTGGAAGAACAGAGTGGACAGCACGGAAACTTGTTGAATTTGTGGAAGATAGAACAGTGAATTTTAACATTGATATTCAAAGGGGTTATGTGTGGAAAGATAATGACAAGAAATCTGCTTTGATTCGCTCTTTGATATTGGATAGACATGTTCCTCCATTGTATTTTAACAAGGTGGAAGATGTTTATGAGGGTGAAGACGGAAAGCAACGGACATTAACTATTATTAAATTCTTAAAGGATGAGTTTGAATTGAGCGGACTTGAGGAATTTACAGTAATAAATGATGAAGGGGAGACGGAAGAAATTGACATCAACGGGTACAAGTTTAGTGATTTGCCAGAATGTTTCCAGAATGCTATTAAGGAATATTCATTCACCATTTGTTATACGGACAATGCGGATCAGGAAGAACAGGCGGATACATTCTATAATCTGAATAATGGTCAGGCATTAAACGCTGCTACGATGAACCGTGTAAAGGCGAAATCAAAGGAACAGATTATCAATCTTGGGAAGCATAAATTATTTGAAGATGCTTTAAGTCAGACAGCTTTAGATGGACATGTAAATGAGGATATGGTGGCAAAGGCACATGCAATCTTAAATGACAGTGAAGTTTCTACGGATGCAAAATGGATTCGTCCATATATGAGGAAAGCAGATATTACGAAGGATGATGAGTTCCTGCTCAATGAAGTGTTTGAACGAATTTATAACATTCATTCTATGATAGAGGATAAGAAAATTGCAAAAAGAATTTATGCCAGGACACATATGATTAGTATTGTGCCGATTATTGCAGAGTCAATTAATGAAGGATATTCAGATAAGCAGATGATGGAATGGTTTGTAAACTTCTTTAGTGGAAAGAAATCTGCTACAACTTCTAAGGCGTATAATGATGCTGCCGGACGTGGAACAGGAAAAAATTCTGCTGTTATGAAGAGGGTGGAGGAAATTAAAAAGGATTATGATAAATATTTTGGAAGTATGAAGACTTTAGCAAGTTGATTTGTATATATTCCATGCTGTATATGTGTTGGATCGTGCTCTATACTTCTTCACGAAAAAGAGAAGTAATTTATATAAAATGATTGGAGGAAAAATTTTATGAGTAGAACAACGGCAGGAATCATGAGAATTAATCAGGAATTAGATAAGATTTCTGGTTTGGGTGGTATCGTGTCAGAAAAAATTGAAGAACTTGAAAATCAAATTAGAACTATGGTGTCTGACATTTTGGAAAATCATTCAGAAGCAAGTATGTTTGATTACTATGGAGATGGTTCAAATGTGCTAAGTAGTAGTGTAAAATATGACGCTTCATTAAGGATAATGGAAATTAAAAAGGCTATTCGTAACGTGCAAAAAGATGGACTCAGAGTTGCATTGAATGATGGAAAATTATGTGTAGAAAATACAGTCAGGACGATGAATACCAATGACTATACAGAACCTTTTGGGTATGCAGAAATTGATTGCTTTGGTGATTAAAACGTCTTAAAATCATCGTTTGATTGGAGGTGCATTTATGGAAGAAAAGTATATGGATAAACTATATGAGTTATTGGAAAAAGCAGAAAAAGAAAAGGATCTCGAAGTAATAGCAGTATTAAGATGGGTGATTTTTAACTTGGAAAATAGATAAGGAGAGTATGAGTTATGGGAAATAAAACAAAGCAAACAGGTAAGACAGAGGTATATCCGTTCTGGAATATGGAAGATATTAAGAACATGATGGACTATTTTAAGATGAAAGGTATGTGGCATTGGTAATTTTATCATTGAAAAATAATAAATTATCACTTATAATATATGAAGTGGAAGGAAGGTGATATAGTTTGTCAATGAGCAAGAAAATAAAAATGCTCATGCTGGAAAGAGAAGTTACACAGATGCAACTTGCAGAAAAATTAGGAACATCACAAAGCAACCTTGCAAATAAATTAAAACGTGATAATTTTTCTGAAAAAGAATTAATCCAGATAGCAGAAATATTAAATGCAACTTTTGAAGGAAATTTTGTTTTAAATGATACTGGAAAAAGCATCTAACGGAAAGTGTTGGGTGCTTTTCTTAGATTGCACAATATCATTATGCAATGATAAATTATTAAAAATAGGTGATATTTCTATTGATATTATCACTTAAAAGTGATAATATATACTTGTAAGGAATATTAGATGCCTTGCAGCAAGTCAAAAGTTGCTTAGAGTTCTTTTGATTATCTGGTTTATCGGATGGAAACATAAGGCACTTGTTGCGGAACGGTAGAGCAGATAAAAGAAAAGTAGAAATATATAACGTGCAGATGATGCGTTACAAATCGCATAGGAAGGATATAGAGTATATATTTTAAAACGAAAGGTGGAGAAATAAGATATTAAAAGAATGTAAAGGGAACTACAAGATTTATGCACATATCAATAAAATAAATGGAAAAGTTTATATAGGTCAAACACAACAAAAACTGAAAGAACGATTTGGGTACAATGGATCATATTACAAGCATTCAAGTCATTTTTGGAATGCAATACAAAAATATGGTTGGGATAATTTTAAACATATAACATTAATAAGCGGCTTATCGCTTGAATTAGCAAATATTATTGAAGAAGAACTGATTAGAAAATATAATACGATGAATAATAAAATTGGTTATAACATGATTGCAGGTGGTAACAATCGGAAAAGAAGACAAGAAATAACAGATAGAATTGCAGAGAAGAATAGACATCCTTCTCCAGAAACACTGCGGAAAATGTCAATTGCGTCTACTGGAAGAAAACATTCTCCAGATGTAATAGAAAAGATTAGAAAAAGCAATACAGGGAAGATACGAAGTAAAGAAGCAAGAAGAAAAATGAGTATTGCAAAACAAAATATGTCAGAAGAAACAAAAAAGAAAATAAGTGAAGCTGGTAAGGGTAGAAAGCCTTCGCAAAAGTGTATAGAATTAGCAAGAGAAAGGTTTAAAGGAAATAGATTTAGAGCAAAACGTATTATACAATACGATTTAGATGGTAAATATATTAGAACTTGGGAATGTGCAATGGATGTAGAGAAGAAAATGGGAATTAATCATGGTAATATAGGAAAATG